TCATATCGCAAAAACATGAAGTTTAAAAGAAAACATAACCGACAAATGAAAAAGAATTTACGTACCGCCTCTATCTGCGTGCAGGGAGGCTATGAGCCAAAGAACGGCGAACCGATTGAGCTTCACTTAACGCGATAAGCATTCACACTGAGTATCAATACTTTACGAGATTTAACGAGTAAAATATAAAGTAAAAAACGCCCGAAAAACCCCGTAAATATGATAAAAACTGATAGACTTTGCAAGTAATATGCAAGCTAATAGGAGATAGAATTATGAAGGTTTACGTTGAAGACAAGACATATAAGGTGTATTTCTCCATCACTCATAAGTGTAAGAGATTCTATATATACACAGGATTGCAATCGACAGAGAAGTTTGATGGTATGGTATTTCCTCGTTCAGACAAGTCTGCAAAGGCAAAGACTAAGCGACTGACAGAGCTATATTCAAACGTGGAAGACTATATACTGCTGCACAAGGGTGAGGACGTTCCGATGCTAAAAAGCCATCTGAAAGAGATTATAAAGGGTGGCAAGGTAGCTGAGAAGAATTTCCTCGACTATATGCAGATGTGTGCGGATTCCAAGAATTTGAAAGCTGGCACGAAGAGAGTATATGATGTGACTATCATCAGAATTAGAAATTTTGATGCTAAGTGTACATTTGATACCATCACTAGAGACTGGCTCGATAAGTTTGTGAAGCATGAATATGATAGAGGACGAATGCCTAACGGAGTTCATATTGATTTGAGAAATATCAAAGCAACATTCAATTGGGCAATTGACAACGAGATAACGACCCTATTCCCTTTCCGTAAGTACGTACTTCCACATGAGGAAACAAGAAAGCGTTGCCTTTCTCTAGAACAGATGAGACAGTTGCGTGATGCAGAGTTCCATACTAACCCTCAACGTGAATCAAGGGATTTGTTCATGTTAGGTTTCTATTTGATTGGCATCAATATATCAGACCTTCTCGATTTGAAGCCAACAGACCTTCGTGGTGGCAGAATATGCTACAAGCGCAACAAGACAGGACGATTGTATGATATAAAGGTAGAACCAGAGGCGTTAGAGATTATCAAGCGATACAAAGGTAAGAAATACCTTTTAAAGTATAAGGACAGCAGTAAGTTCAACCTCAAACACTTTGAGAGCAATTTGAATTTCAGACTTAAAAGGTTAGGTAAATTCAGAGAATATAGTAAAGAACCGATGTTCCCCTATCTTTCCACCTACTATAATCGCCATACGTGGGCAACGCTAGCAAGCGAGATTGATATACCGATGGAAGTTATAGGCAGGGCATTAGGTCATGCGATGTGGGATAATGCGGTAACATCAACCTACATTAAATATGATACAAAGAAGATTGATGAAGCCAACAGAAAGGTTATTGATTACCTTAACAAAGATTTAGAAGATACAGATTTATAATTATTACAACTAAAAGGGCAAATAAAAAGGGAGGCTACGAACCTCCCTTTCTTGCTATTTATCCGATAGAATTGTTTCTATCTTCTTACGATAGTCAACAGAGCCGTCAATGAATGCGTGCATAAACAGAATACTATCGCTTATTGGGACACTGATAGGCTCGTTGATGAAGTCCTTTGTGACTTCCGAGTTATTAACCAATGCAGCAACAAGACGTTTCTTTTCGTAATTGAAACCTTGTGTAAATCCTGCGGCGAATGGTGTAAGCGAGTGAAAGAATGGTGTTTGTTCTTCACTCAGATTTTGCAGTCTCTGTTTCAGAGTCATTTCCTTTGTCTTTTCCATCATTATTTTTCTTTTCAATTTCTTCCTCCATTTTATGCAAGCGTTCAACCTCTTGCTCATAGATGTTGTCAATTGCATCAGAATACTTTAGGTATTGTGTAAGGCTCTTCTTGCGCTGCATAAACTCAGCCTTATTCTTATACTTCATACCTTGTATTGCGGTCAGTCTGTGACGCTGCATTTCAAGATGCAGTTCATCGTAAGCCCATAACGTTGTCTGTACCGCTTTTTTCTCATTACTCTGTATTTCCTTTGAGAGGTTAACCAGAGCCTTGTATCTTCTGTTTTCTTCGCTTATTACCAGTTTGAATATTCCCCAACTGAATACGAATCCAAACCAAACGAATGCAACACTCCAACTGCCAGTACAAGCGTTCATTATGGCGAACGCTATACCTAATAACATTTCGGCATAGTAAATATCAAACCAGCCAAACCATTTCTTAATCATTTTCTTCATGTTTTTTGTTCATTAAATTATTGAGACGAATATAGAAGTCTTCATCACTCTCTCCATACTGCTTGAAGCTAAGATTATTCTCTTCGATAAAGTCAAGTATAATATAAATACTCTTTTTACCAAGATTTCTAATCTTAGCTATGTCAGACTTTCCATGAAACTTTCGAAGCAAATCACCTACGGTGTAAACGTTGTATCCTCGGAACATATTCAGAATACGAACTGGAAAATTGCAGTCATTTACATCCTTACCCAGTATCAATGGAGGTAGTATCACACCACTGATAGGAACATCGCCTTTTGCACGTCTGTATTCATCATAACTAGCTTGTGTTGCTTTTAGTTTCTTCTTTAAACCATCAATCACGATTCTCAAATCTTGATTTGTAGCAATCTCGGCAATGGCGGCATCCTCATTGTACGTCAGCTTATTGCACGTCTTCTCTACAATCTGTCTGATTCTAGTTGCTGATACGCCATACTTGAGTGACAACTCATCATAGGTCATTCCGTTAATTATGTCCTTTAGCAACTTAGATTCACGATAGCTGAGTTTTGGAGTGATGTCAAGATACGACATAGCGTTAATAACGCCAAAAAGCATACCAACAGCATTGGCAGCCAGTTTGCCGTTTGCGGTCGCTCTGTTTCTCAACTCGGTAAGTTCAACGTTTATTGCACGCTTGTGCGATTCAACTTCTTTGAGCTTATCATCTATCATCTTTTCGTTGGCAGCAAGCATCTTGTACTTTTGGGCGTATTTCTCAACGTCCTCGCTGTTTACATACAAGATACCATGCTCGCCTACACAACTGCCAATGAGACCTTGCTCAATGTAGTTGCTGATTGTCTGTCTAGATAAACCAAGTATCTCGGCAGCTTTATTCCTTGTGATTCTAGCCATATTACCAACTCTTTTATTGTTTCAGATTTGAATCTGCTAATCTCAGCTCTAACTGCTGTATAATGTTGTCGATTGTCTTTCCCTTATAGTCAATGGCAATCTCCTTCAATGTTGCAATCTGAGCCATAATATTAATTTTATCCCCTGCTGTCATCATAATTTATTCAACTTTCGGAAGTCCTTTTCTTCCACTAAAATATTATTTTTTAATCTCTTTAAAAACTTAATCGTCTTAACATTCACTGCTTGTTTATCGTGCATTTTAACACCTTCGATGTCACGCAAAACCGGTCTTCCACCAGTGCTACCAGATATAAAGCACTCCCTTCCTTTCCATCGAACCATATCGTAGCGTTGAAAACGAGACTTGCCTATCTTATGCGATGCAATCGCGCTTCTGCGGATGCCTCCTTTCTTAGGGTTGGCAACGTGCAAGGCTCTCGTATGGCGAGGAACACAACGGCACATAAAGAAAGAATCCAACTTCCTTGCGTGAACGTTCTTAGCAATACAAAACGCATCGGCAGCATGAGTCTTGGCAATACCATTCTCAATGCGAGTATGCTTAGTAATGTAACCATAAGTCAAGTGAACGTTACCAAACTCTGCCTTGGCTCGTTCATAGACAGCCAAACGCATGATATTCATCACCGCAGCATCACGCAAAATTGTACCACGCTTAATTTTCAAGTCGAACTCTCCACGATGATAAGCTTTATGGCAGGTCTCGCAAAGCGTTACGAGATTGCTAGGGGAATTGCCACCTGTCTTGCGGCTTTCTAAGTGGTGAACGTTCAATATCGGGTCTTTACTCTTGCCTTTGCAGTGAACACATTTATGCCCATCCCTTGCCAAGACGTACTCCCTTACGTTCCAAAATCCCATCTGCTCGCCTTGCTGATACTCATCACCATTGATGTCTGGGTTCTTGATTTTCTGAGCATCAAACTGACCGACCTCGATTGTGGTCTTCGTGATTGGAATCAACTTATGAGCCAAACGAATGACCTTCAAGTGGCTATCGACCTTTTGCTCAACACTAGGTGCTATCCAACCATCTTTCTTCTTGCGGTTGTCGAAACGAACCTTGCGGTAACGTGTCTTGCGGTTTCGCCTTGTCCGTCTCAACTCCCTACGAGTAGAAAGTAATTTCACAATATCACTTCTTAACTCGACTTGCGCTGCAAACAGCTCTTTTTTCTCGGAACTTGCAGAAACTCCAATGTGCTTCGAACCTGCATCAATGCCAAGGTTCACATCTTGCGTGTAGGTGGTGCTATCATAATCCAACTGTACTACAAACGGAACACGGCTGACTACGTGAGCCTTTCCGTGGCGAAGGAGATAACCTATTCTTCCTCCACGTTCACTTGGCATTATCGCCTTTCCGTCTTTGTTCTTTACGTAAATCATATTACATTAATTAAATTAATAACTCTCACCTCGAAAGGTGGTTGTGCGCCCATCGCCAATGTTATAGAATGGTTTTTGCTGACAATACCGTTGCTTTCGCTCCTTTTAATCATCAACCGCAGTGGTCAGAACTTGGACGAACATTCTAACGTGCCTACATTCATTCCTAACGTAGCTCCCTAATTCCATTCGGGGCTAAGGCTAATCCGCTTCGGGCGATTGAATGGATAATCGCTGTAGCCTAATTAAAGCTTTCCAAAACTTGAATATCAATTTCTTAAAATGTGAACACTAACAGCCTTGTTTACTGCATTAGGCTGCGACTCGTTAAAACTCTTGATAAAGTTACGTTCCATTTCCTCTGAGAACATAGCTTTTTTCGGTTTCGGCATTGACAACGTGCCTACTACTTTGTCCCCATCCATAAACTTAATTACGCACTTACGAGTGATTCTTTCTTCTCCAAACATATTATTCTGTTTTATATTTAATTATTTAACGTTCAAACTAATTGCAAGTACTTCTCAGAATATTTCTTTCTAAGATACTCTAATACGTGGTTATATGATTTAAGAAAACCATCATTAATAAGCATAGCTACTTGTCTCTCCATATTAAACAATTCGTATTGTTTAACTTCTTCTCCTTGTTTGTTTCTCATTTCGTGTTCATGTTTTCCGAACACAACGCAATTTATTGCTTTTGCTATTTTGCACATAGCTGCTGGCATAAACTTCTTACTAACAATTTTACTGATAGCAGAACCAAGTTCTTTGTACGCATCGCCTGCATCGTTTCTATATTTCAACATTTGGTCGTACACAAACTTTATAACTTGAACCTCAAATCGTGGATTGAGCCACATTGCAAATTTAACAAAGAGAATAGGGTGCATCCAAGTACCTCCACCTCTATCAGACCTTGCTTTCGATTTTACATACACAGAATTTTGGGTATGTAGATTTTCTTCATCCATCAAAGCATTGATGAACTCCTTGATTCCTTTGTTATTGAAGAAATCATCAAGGTCTTTCTTTACATACCCAACTTTTTGGGTATCATCATTATGCTCAACAAACTCATTCCATTGTTTGAGCAAGTTTGTAGCATTGAACATACTATCTTTTGTTCTTTGCTCGACCAAAAAATTACCCATTGGTCTCTTCATTACTTGATTTGTAATCATCTTCCCTATATTTAATGATTTATAATTAATATTGTTCCTTATAAAAAGGTTATATGAAACAGGCAATAGACCTCTGAGGAAGTGGTTCTCCCCCTTACCCCCATCATTCATTGAAACGATGAGAGCTTGGAAGGAATATTCCACTCGAAGTTACATGAACCCAGTATAATGAGCCCCTTCGGTCGGGTCAGTTGCCAAATCGTACAGCACTTAACCTAAGCAGCTTTCGGGGTACGCCCCGCCCTGCCCGCCTTCTGCCTTCAGTTCCTGCGGTGTCACCATGCGCCTCTTGTGACGTGGGTTTTAAGTCTGTGTAGCCGAGTGTATTTAGCCGACAAGCCACCAAGACTACTTGCTCACTCTCGAAAAAGAATAGGGAAAGTGAAAACCCTATCCTTTGTTCGTGTAACGCTCCGAACTTCGGATAGGGTTTCATATAGGGAAGTGAATAATCACTCAATTATACTTAAATGTCCGCTGTTTAGTGCGTTACTCCTAACAAGCACTGCAAAAGTACGCAATTCCTAGCAAACCGCCAAATGTGCCTAAAACGCTTATTAACAACACGAAAGAAAGATTAATGCGAGAAAATTATATGTAATATCAATATATGATATTTAGATAGAGATACGGGGATTTTCGGGAGATAATAAAGATTTACAAATAACTAAAAATTTAGTTCTGTTTAACAAACAAAAAATGCCCCACACCACCAAAAATGATGATGCAGGGCGATATGATAGGTATAAAAGAAATGCAATAGGAAAGCCCCACCATTGAGCACCAACGGCAGGGCTGAAATAGAAATATGAATTCCAATAGTTGCTTTGCAAAGATAAGCAAAATATCTGAGAACTCAAAGAGATAGTGAAAATTTCTTCTGTAAGCGGTTAAAATAGTCTGTTGGTATGATTTATCGGTGCGATAGTTTCATAGGCTTAGATGGGGGGCTAAAATAAATCCTCGCCTACCACAATAGGTAAGCGAGGAACTATATATGTACGATTACTTAGTCCTTAATAGCCTCATTGACCTCGTAATCCATAATCTTTGCCAAAGTGTTGCTGATTAACGTGCTCATTACGTTGTACTGGCTGGCAAACTTATCGTCTATTCTGTCATTCACAAGCACACCATACTCTTCCTTGGCTCTATCGACCTCGCTCATAAAGTCCACGTACACCTCACGTAACTTGATGAGGGTCTTAGCCAACTTTGGCTGCTCCACGTTCTGCAACAATGTTGCATTGATATTCTGTCCGTTCATATTCTAATCTCCTATTAATTTAAATTGAGTGATGTCTGGCTGTTCAAGCCAACGATGGTGAGCAATTCCATAAATGTAGCATCATACCAACGTATCTGTGTCTGCTGCTGAAATTTAGGGTCTTGCTGATTCTGACCGTACTTGTCAAAGGCTGGAGTGATAACATACCAGCTATGCACCTTTCCTCGCTTTCCTGGGCGAGTAGCGTGCTTCACTACTCCTTTGAGTTCAAGCATACGATTGAATGCTTGTGCTGAGATACCAACGTTGTGCGACTTCAACAAATCGGTGGCAGCGTGCGTAATCGGCTTTTCCGTTCCTGCGTTTACAGACTGAGGAAGAGCATCATCCAAGCCTACCATCTTACCAATCTTCTGAGCAATGCCCAATTTGCTTGCGTCATTCAGATTGAGGAACTTTGCGCTCCAATCGGCAAAGACTAACTTTGCTTGAATCTGTTCCTGCAAAGATGGCTGCTGCTGAACTTGAGCAACTGCGTGATGGAACACTCTACGATAAACCTCGAACACTGGGCGAACCTTGCGAGCAACAAAATACTCCAAACATGCCGAAGTGATGTAGTAATCAACTTTGTTGTTACCACCCCAATCTTGCTCCGCATTTTGGGGGAGCGAGCTATTTTCGCTCTTTTGGATAGCAATGTAATCAACGTTCTCCATAAAGTTAGCTTTTAATGCTCTAACCGCATTATCTTTACGAGAATAAGCTAACTGCCAAACATCATCAAGGTTTACGGAAAATACCTTGTCTTGTTGGTCTAATGCCAACACACCACGGAAGTAGCGTTCAATATCCGATGGAACACTCTCCTTTGTTAAAATTAAATTTTCGTTCATTTCGTTGAATTTTGAACAATTAAACTTGGGTACAATTAAAGGGAGTACCATTTCCCTTTTGTTCAATGCCTCCAACGATGGCACGCACGTACCATTACAATACGTGCAAAGGATGATACTCCCTAATATCTTTATAACTAAAAAGTAGCCGAGCGCAAAAAATGCTCCACCGAATTAACGGAAGAGCCTTTAACCTCTGCCGTTGGATTTATTGAACGTTGCAAAGATACGAAAAATATTCCAATCTTGCGTGTGCTAAGTAAACCTTTAACCAAACTTTAACATTTGGCAGTTATTAATTCTTCGATTAATTTGTTTTTCACACCATATTCCACAAAATAGGCTGACCCAAAAAATGAGCCAGCCAACTTTTTACTTGCCCTTGAAGAGGCAATAAGCCCCATAAAACATGAGCAAAATCATAAGTTTTAAAAACATGATGTTATATATGTTGGTGAATAATTACCAACTAAATATCTGGACTTGCCTTTGTGGTATTACCCTTTCTCTCATATTTAGATTTATATGAAACGAATAGTTTGCCGCTTACTTCATCAAATATCATAGCAGCCTTACCTGCCCACATTCTGTTATGCGTGTTTATAAGTGGTATATCCATTCTTGAATCACTTCCATTTGGGTCTATCTGTTTAAACTGACGGACTAAATCGTTATATATATCCGACTTCTCTTCTTTGGTTCTATTTGGAAAGTAAAAAGCTACTTCGGTTATAGAGTCATTTGATTGGTCATATCTTACGTGCATTTCAGTACCTTTGTACCCTGCGTATGTAACTTTGAATCGCTTATCGCCAGCAACACTTTCGTAAGGCTTGTAACCTTTCTTTGTTGCAAGCTGATAGCAATATCGTTTGCAAGTCGTGGTAATATCAATACCAAAAACTTTCTGTGCATTTGCTTGCACGACCACGGCAATCATAATTGCCATAAGCATTAAAATCTTTTTCATTTATAATGACTTAACCGTGGTGTCGAGGGCTGTATGATTATTAATCATTATTGTCTATTTCTCTTCCGTTAATGGCTGAATTTACCATAGCTTGAAAATACAGGTAGTTAGCCTTTGCATCTTCTTTACTCATACCTTTCTTGATAAATTCATCATAAACAGCCTTTGATGAGCCATATAGAAAACCTTTATCAACATCATTAATGGCTTCTTTAATTGAGTTTCTTCTGTCCTTTTGGTTTTCCATATCCAAAAGAGCCTCACAATATGTTGTTTTCCCTTCATCGTCTTTAGCTAACTTAATGAAGGTGTACTCCATCTTTGATGAATTATATCCGCCAAAACCATTCTGACCTCTACCAATAAATGAGATAGTACACATAGAATCGTTGGAAAAAACGACTTTCTCGTTTGTGATTTTGAAAGTTTCTGGATTTTTTGCCAGTTCTTCCATCGTGTCACGTAATTGTCTCTTCGCTTTCCTCTCTAACGAATTGCAAGAAGAAAGAGAAATCACGGCAATTATGATTGCCATATATGCCAAAATCTTTTTCATAACTTTCCGCTTAACCGTGATGCGTAGGGCTATATATTTATATTATTTCAAGAGATAACGCAAAATGCGTCATTATATTGTGTGTAGGGCAGAAATTTTAATCTTTATTTCTGCCCATGGCGCAATCGAACAATGTGCCGATAAGCCAAATTGCTATTAAGAATGCCATAACTTTTTCCGTTTTATGAGTAAATACCAATCTTATGAAACTCCAACGTTGTGTGGTTATAAGGGTAACTACAATCCTCGAACATAACCCAATAACCCTGCTTGTCTAAAAATATCTGACCTATCGAGCTTATAAAGTCTTTTTGCTCGCCTGCCAATCTATTGTATATTACATTAGTCAAGTTTTTATAAGGTTGATGTTGTTCGTCTATGATACGGAAAGAATATATATTCTTATCTCTTCCAGTAATCGTCAGTGTGGTTATTAAACCTTCAATCGTTCCGACTCTCTTGTACGTATCACCCTTGCACACCAAAGACTCGCCATTATCAAACAATCGTCTTGCAAGAAATGTTGTTATATTGTTACAAATAATCTCCGACATAATTATTCCTCCTCTGTATTATTATTGGCATTCAGTTCCTTGTAATACTGCTGAATCTCCTCATCAGTCATGCCCTTTTCTCGCATTACACGATAGTTGGCAGAACCACGTCTGAAATAAACCTGACTGCCATAGACTGAGCGTAGATTGTAATACGCACTTCTTACTAGTTCTTTGGTTAATACCTTGCCAGTGGACGAATAAACACCCATCTGCTGCAACATCATAGCTGCATCCGCAAAGTTAGGTGTAGTCAATTCTGTGAAGTCATTGGTACACTTCTTAACCACATTCCATATAGCTTTGTTGCAAGGTTTCTCAGCAGCCTCTTTCTTGCGCTTTTCCGATGCTGCCTTCTGCGCATTTGATAAATCGCATTTTCTAGGTCTGCCCAACTTCTTTACGACCTTACCTGACTTTGAGATAAACTCTCCGTCTTGTGCCAACTTCTGCTTGCGTACTTCCAATGCGCTCTGTGTTCGCTCCTGTATGAGTTCACGCTCCATCTGTGCCGAGAATGAGAATGCGAACAGTAGCATTTCGTCTATCGCTTTCAGATGGCTGCAATCAAGGTCAATGCCCATCTGAACGATAACCAAGCGCACACCACGTGGTTTCAGTTCATCATTTACAAACTTGTTGATGTCGCTCATAGAACGACCGATACGGCTGACCTCTGACACAATAAGTATATCACCCTTATCAAGCATCGGCAACACTACCTTACCAAGGTTTCTATCCTTATAAGATACCTTACCAGATACTCCTTCCTCCTTTACTTCGTGAGTAGCTTTCAGATTGTGACAATTCAACCATTCGTTGATTGTTCTTTCTTGCTGCTCCAATGTCTGCTTTTCAGTAGAGACACGACTGTATATTATTACTTTCTGCTTTGGCTCATCATCATCGGTCATGTTTGCCTTTGCGTTGCAGCTTTTGTCTGAACGACAAAGGTAGTGACCTTCTGCCATCATGCAATAAGGGCAATCCTTACAGCCGATGTTCACGATGTCGTATTTTACAGATGCGCCACCTTCATTCTTGATTTCTGTTGTCTTCATTTCTCCTATCTCCTATCCTATCTCTTATTACTTAAAACGTTACTTTCTTCTATTTATTATCCACGATAATAGAATGATACATGAAAATCGCTACTTTTACGCTCTCGGTCATTCTCAATCACTCCAAACATATAAGTATCAATCACGTTTTCTATATCTTTATTCTTATTACGTTCAACTGTTCTTACCCATTTCTCCACAACATCAGGACACCAAGCATCGCCAAGAAATCTAATTAGCAATTTGTTATTGGTTTCCTGTCGTACCAATATTGGCTGGTTGCCGACAAATCCAACCTTTTCTGTATTATCTTTGTTCCAAGCGTACTGACCATCATTGAACAAATCTCTTACCAACTCATCAAGACAAAGGTCTTTGTCATTGATAGAGCAATGAGCTGCATTCTTAATCTCCATAGTCGTATTACTTTAATTCTTGTTCCACAATATCGAAATTATCCCACGTCTCACCTTCGTTGTCTGAGATATGATAGAAGAAATCTGAAACGCTGATTTGGAAATCGTCACAATCCAATGAATGCTTATAGCTTTCCAATGTGTTCAGACCATTGTCTTCCATCGCTTTTCTAGCCTTATCTCTAGTATCGAAGACTTCTGCATCAACCTCAACCGCCTCACCCAGTCCATGCTGGTGTGAATTGATAACTACATATACTTTCATAACTTAACCCTCTACTTTAATAATTCCATGTCTTACCAAAGCTTTCACGAACTCCTCTAGAGTTAAATCCGTCTTGTCATTGGTATATGCGCTATTGTATCTCCAATCGACTTTGAGCGGCTTATCCAAATCATATCTCCAAATTTTGTCCGTGTCACGATAATCTCCTACCAAAGCTATCTCTATCATCTGTCTGCCGTGAGTGATGTGTATTTTGGATTTATCATTGCAATTATCAAGCTCGCAGTCGTAGTTCTCTAAGAAACTCAGTTTTTCAAGTGTCTCATCATGCCACTTTTCAACCTTTTTGTCTTCCACGCTCTTTTCGATAGCCATCTTCTTTGATTCTGCTATCATTAACTTTTCCAACTCGTTCATAACTTAACCCTTTCTACTATTTTGAAGTGATTATTCTTATAAAATCTAACAATACATCTAAGTTTGATTTGGTTAGATAGAAATATTCAAATGTACCTAATCCCCATATACTTTCAGATGTATATTCTGCATGCAAATCCATATAACAAGGTGATACATGAGGAAACTTAAAGCAAGGAACATTCAGATGCTCGCAAAACTCTATTTCCTCTGTAATAACATACCCACGTAAAAATGCTATAGTACTCAGTTCATTTTTCTCGTCATCAACATAAGTTGTTCCTATATTGAAGCTAGACAAATTGCACCTACCTATATTCTGCTTAATATATTCCAGTGCCTCTTTTTTTGTTATTGTCTTTTCCATATTGATTAATGTTTAAAATTTGTTTCGATAAACATTATTTGATGAATATCCAAGATGATTGTATCTCCAAGAAATGAGTCGTTTATTATAAGTAGCTCATTCGTTCCGTCTATTCTATACTTGCAATTATTGAAGTCAATATGAAAACGGCTATTATGGATAGCAATGTAAATTACCTTGCTTTCTGCTTTGGCTACCTTGATAGCCTTTCTTAATTGATTTACGTTCATTTTATGATGTATTATAAAAGTTTGTATATGTTATTAATTCGCTAATTTCTTTGCTCCGTGGAGGTGGCAAAGGTAGTGTGTGTACTACTTTGCCAACACCACATAAACAATCGCCTACAGCCGCATTTAACGGCTTGTTTGCTGCAATATCCAACCGCATATTGTTCGGTGGAATATCCAAGCATGAAGGAACACCGATGGAGATAGCCACAACCTTTGCGGTTGATGCCGTTTCTTTGTGCTCTGAGACGTTTTCCTTTGCCAATGGTATAATTGTCCGCTCGGTGCATTTCTCGCTCGCTAGATGCTCATTTGGCACGCTATCCAATGTATCATCAGGTACGGCTGCAATCTCTTCTTTGCTTGATACCAATGATTTCTTTTGCTGCTCCTTAAATAGCTTTTCCAATTTTACACCATCCTTAAAGAAGAAAGCGCATCCACGATAGGAATTACTCTTTGTTCGCTTTTCATCAGGCATAAACTCTTTGCAGAATCCCGACAATGTAAACAGTTCACCACAAAATGATACCTTATTGTCTTCTGCTGCAATAACCTCTGTGCCATCAACGAATGTAAGTTTATCGCCTACATTTACGCCAACTGCATCAAAGCTAAACTTATTACTAGACTTATCCAATGATACTACCTTTGCAGTTTTATTCGTTTGCTCTGTTTTCTTCTCTGTAGCGCACTCTTTTTCCTCAGTTGTAACATTATCCACCTTTGCAGGAATAACGTCTTCTGTAGGCTTATTTGCACGCTCTTCCAATACGTCTATATCAAATGGAACGTATCTAGTATCTACAGAATAGCCTATACCCTCATATACGGCTGGCATAAGCAAATAGATGTTACCAAGACTATTTGTTGCAACTGCTGCATGAGAAGAAGACTTACCAAGATATAAAGTATCAACACTATCGAAAGCAATAATAGACTTAATCATAAATGATACATCATCAATGGTATGCTGCAATTTGTTTTCGATAGCCAATTCACGCTTGCAATCATCATAAGATAAGGTAATCTTACTTTCTCCAGATAAGCCGTGCAAACTAATAGTATTTGCACCATCTTTCTTTGCAACCTTACAGAATTTCTTTATCTCATTCCAAGCGTTTTTATCAAAGTGCAAAGCGAGTTCATTTGATACCTTTGGGAAAACACTCTTCCAATTTGGGTATCTGCCAATGTAGCCGATATTAGAAGTAATACTCTCAAACTCTAATTTGTTGCATTCCTTACCATTTACACTTTCCTTTGTGGCTGTAACATTATAGATTTCTCCTTTCTTCATTTTCTTGCACATCAAAGCAAATTTCTTTGGGCAAATATAGAAGTTAGATAAATCTCCCGAATATTCCAATACCTTTGCAGGAAAAGAAAGTAATTTGTGCCCATCGCTTGCAATCAAACAATTATTAGCTGCATCCAATATGATATAGTTCATAACAGGGCGCAACTCATCATCGGCAACAAATTTGCAAAGCTCGCTCATTCCTTTGCTTACTTCAAAGGTAGCCTTTCCCAATAATTCGCCCGATTCTTCAAATACAAATTGTTTTGCATTTCTACCAACACTCGCTAGCTTTTCAAAGACTGAAACAAAATAGAAGATATTCTTCAAAGGAAAACTGCAAGTATATGTACCAACACTAACAGTCGTTTTTTCGTCTTCATTTTGCTCATTACTGAAACAAAATTCTTTATTTACCTTATTAGCTATCTCGCTTGCAGTATATGAGCCGTAATCGGCTACCTTTGCCATTTTCTCCCATACTGCAAAGGCTATCTCATACAACTTGTTTAAGATAGCCAAATTCATTTCTTTGTCACTCATATTAGTTACTATTAAATATACATATCCAATTCCTTTTCCAATTCTTCTTTGTTGCAATCAGAAAACCAACTGCAAATGGTATCAATTGCCCACATATAGGAATTTGCTCCATCATCAAACAATATCCAAAACATTTCAGCGTATTTGCTAAAATTACGATTAATATTGTGCTCTTTGTACCATTTAATGGTACGTTCATATTCGGCTACCAATTCATCTTTGGTAAGCATTCTAATTTCTTCTGAAGTCATATATTCAATTATTAAAAGTTACACTTCGTAAAATTGCCCATAGTATTTTCCCCAAGCTACCAAAGACAAGCGCACACCACCATTTTCAATCGGTGATACGCTTATCTTTTCACGCTTGATACGTATCAGACGTTTATCAAACTTGCAATAAAAGCGAATAAATCTATCTTTTAACTCGCTTTCTTTTTGCTCGCTTATATGTTCCAAGTGAAGGCTATTATATTCAGCCTCTAGCCAACTCTTTATATTTTCTACATTTGCATTTTCTATCATATCCAAGTTGTTTAAAGTTCATTATATAATATAGTCTTCATACTTTTCTTATCTCTCCATGCACCACCATAATAGGTATATTCATTTAAGAGATTTCGTAAATAGAACAAAGACAACTTAACTACATTTGTGCGTACAAAAGAATAACCTGCAAATTCCAAAGTGTAACTTATCAAAGTGTTATTCTCATATCCACCGCCAGCAGGGATAAAAGCAAAGTTACCAAATATTTGCTCATATCCAGACTTTAATACCGCAAATTTCTCTTCGATAGTCTGATATAAAGTTAGTGATACGAAATTGTGTGTAAAAGCATATTCTTTCACACTATCAAAGATACGTTTATCACTGAAAATATTTTCTCCAATATGAAGAGGGTTATTTGTGATAGTTTCACCAACTGAAAATAAGCTATCAATAGCAATTTTCTCATTTAACGCTTTCAAGTCTTTTTCAGACTTAACATATAAACGGTACTTTTTCATTTCCTTATCTCCTATCTTTAAATTAGTGCCGTGCCAAATCATGAATTTGGAGGTAGCTAAACTACTCACGGCTATAGTAACTTTTAAGCAATATATTCAATTAATTTCTTTTTGTAATATGATGTAAAAGCACCATCCAAATACTTTTTGTCTTTTGTGTCTATATACTTTAATATCCGTTTTACCTCATCCCTGTAAATGCTATCTTTGTGCGGATGATGGTAGTCTATAATATCACTTATTAAAGATGTTAGTCGGAAATCTCCAACACTCTCTGTATATTTTCCATATCCATAAGGGTATTTGTGGCAACTATCCAAATATCTTATAATAACAAATTTCTTCAAAGCTATCTTATTCATATCTTTCTAAATTTAGCCGTTTATTTACTCTATATAGCCCTATATTTTCCCACTTGATAAAGTGTACCAAAGGGAAAATATAAGGGCACACACTCTATTATTTAACCCTCAAATTTGGAGATAGTACTAGTTATTTCGCTAACAACTTGCAGCAGATTATCCAAATATAAGGTATCATAAACCAAAGTATTTTTGAATGTAAAATGCAATTCAAACTCATTTGTTTCTTCGTGCCAAATATCAAAGCGCACATCACCTTTTAAACACTCGCAAAAAGTATTGTTACTAACAATTTCATCATTACATGTAATTTGTTCACTAACTACATTTGCTGTAATACCCAAAGCACGAAGTATTAATGCTAACTTTTTTAATTCTTTCATATTGCTAATTATTTAATGTTACTTTGTGGTGCAAACTGAATCGAACAGTCTAGAGATACCAACTACCTTTGCACCTATCCCAATATGTTTTATGATATTGTCTTTTTGCCGTAATAACGCAAATTAAGCATTTCCTTTTGGCTAGTAAGTTTGCAGCCACACAATTTGTTATTTGTGCTGTAGTCTGCACCAAGCGCACGCAAACGGCTGCTAGTTGTAGCCGTATTAAAACCACCATCGGAAAAATACACCTTGCCACGTACTTTTGCATATATATATGTATCATACAAGCGTACAAATACATTTACACCCTTAATAATTACCTCTGTATTACTTTCTCTGTAGTTAACTTTATTATTTATAGCGTTAACCATTCTTTGCTCTATCTTTCTCATTTTATTTGCGTTTTAAAAGGTTATTTACTCTTTTACGTATTTGTTCCAATTGCGCCCTACAATAATGCCTAATACGTAAGATATAAGGGCGAAAACGAAAGGTATTGTTATATCCATATATCCAATAATTAATCTTTAATGTTACCAATTTCCAGAGTTAATGATGTAGTATCTAAAGATGTTAGCCTATCGACCTTTGCAGTAACTTTCAATACTACCATATTACTAGAATTTTCAAGCACACAGAAAGAGTTTATAAATCCTTTGTGTACCATTTGAGTATGCTTTTCAAGAAGGCTACCTAAGCTAATATTTGCTTTTTTAGCCTCAACCTCAAAAGTGAATACATCATTAAAAAACATTATATGTCGATAATTCGTACTTATCCATTTTGTATTTGTGTTCATATACTTATATTATTTGTACCTTTGCACCCACAAATAAGCGAGTGCAAAGGTTATTGTTATTACTTCTTTTCTCCCAATTCTCTCTTTGCCAATTCATTTGTAGTTTCCCATTCCACATAGTCCCAACTTGTACCGAAATGGTCTACACAAAGAATATATTTATCCAATAAGTCCGAATAAGTGAAAAGTAAGCCAAATGTTTTTTCCAAATACTCTACATCGTCATCGGTGCAATCTGTAATAAACCACTGATAAATGTCTTTTTGTGTGCCGTCTTCTTCATCGAACAGTTCAAAGCGCATATTATCATAAACAGATGGGTCTATCTCTGTAATATTGTTGCAGAGGATAAGCGCATTATTACACCAATTTACAGCTACTGAATAATTTGTTTTATAAGTCTTCATACCTAAAATATTTAAAAGTTACTAATTAATTTTGCTAATTCGGAAAAAACTAATAACTTTGCAGCCGTGTTAAGTAAGCAAGTTATTTCGATTTTTCGATTTAATTTGATTCGCCCACTACTTTTTTAAGGTAGTGGGTTTTTTGTTTAAATATGCTTTTCTGCTACTTTTTCCCAATACTCATTTATTGAATTATCGAGAGTATTAACATAATGCCCAAGTGGGCAATACTCATCAATCTCAATAATACCGCATACGTGCATAGCATCTACTAATTTCTTATAAGATGCAGAGCCGATAACGTGAATAGCTAGCATATTGAAATTAACCATAAAATCTTTGTTTAACTTTGCGGATAGCTTATTATATATCTTTGTGATATACTCGATAGCCTTTGCCTCCTTTTCCTCCTTTGCTTTTTGTTCCTTTGCAGTCTTAACTCTGGCAAAGTTCATTTTTGCCCACAACTTACAAAACTCATCTTTGTCCACATCGCTATTATTATAAACCTCAACAATAGTATTGAACTCGTCAATACTAACATAAACGCCTGTGCGCTCTACAAATTCACCGTACATCATAATTGCTAATTTTTTAAAGTTACTAATTTGTGGCTATCAATTGACTCGCACAATTGCCAAAGGCTGATGTTTTCACCTACATATAACAGTTACTTATTATTGTATTTGGTTTTCATTTATCATTCAACTCATTTCGTTACTCTAACTTTTCACTACTCACCTTAGAATGTTTCAACGCTTGGAATAATAAGTAATAATGTAGCTACATTCCTTATAATAGCCTATCCGTTTTCCTTCTTTCATTTATAATTGTTGCTACTAGTTTCTTTACTGATGGCAAACTAGCAAACCGCTTAATACTACTATATCGTATTATTACACTAACATTTGTTAGGTTTCTGATAACGATATTAAGATAATGCCTATCTTACGTTTGCGCTATCTGAATAAACAGAATCACGGCTGCAAATAGTAAGCATTTCATTATCACGCTAACATGAAAGTAAATCAAAGAACGAAGCATTGTTATATATGGATTCCTATGTGTTAAGTAAGCATCCTTATTTCTTAAATGCGATGCAAAGATACGGCTTTTTCCTGTATCTGCAAAACTTTTATGCAAAAAATTACGCTTTTTCTCGCTTTTTTCTTGAAAATAACTGCATTTTCTTAAATCTTTACATAAATTGTAATCTCTACTTTGCAATATGATAGGTTAAATAGGGGTTATTGTATGCTTTTATATGTTTTCCCTATCTTTGCACCTTTGCACCCTCATAAAATCACCTTTGCAGCCGTTTTTATATATGTAGTGTGCGCACGTACCTTATATATAGGGAAAACATCTAAAACGCTTTTATTTGCCGTTTACAGGCTTTTTCTCGCTTGATAGATAGAAAGTACTTTCTTTCATGTTTGCGTATCTTTGCAGCCGATTATTTGATACGTTTATATTATTTAGATTATTCTAAATAAGGTTTTATGTTTGGATTTTAATGTTTGCAGCCGTTTTATGTAGCATTTTCTTATTTAGACTAATTCTAATTTGAAAACTTTTTGGGAATTTCGGGTTTTTCAGCACCTTTACAGAAACGTTATATCTTTTTACTTTTTATCTCTTTGCTTTTTCTCTTATTTTGGATAATTTACAGAAAGAAGAAACAGAAACGAAAAAGCCGCATTTTTGCCGTTTTTGCCCGAAAACGTCCGTTTTTGTCGCAAATAAAGTATTGATTTTCAGTGATTTACGCCTATATAGGGCAAACCACACCCCACCCCCCGCTTTTGGCACTCGCAGGGTGGGTCAGCTCTCTTCCGAAAATTTTTTATTTTTTTTATTTTTTATTTTTTGTAAAATACTCTGATTTTATCAATTCAGCTTTTCTACCGAATTTTGAGCATTTTCTAGAACATCATATCTACTTTTGATTTTACATAAGTTTTCGAGATATTCATTTTTGCTTATTTTTGTGCGTCAGGTAGCGTTTTATGCAGCTTCGTGGTATAGTTTATCACCAGATTATTTTAAATGCCTTAGAACGCAAATTTCGAGCCATTTTTTGTTTTTGCGGAAAAGTAAGACTACATTCTATTTTAAGGTTTGTTTTTGCTATATATGGATTACATTTTGGTAGTCTATTGCAGGGGTTGATGCGAAGCCTTCTTCTTGGGGGATGAGTATATAGTTTACTATATACAGGGGGTTGACATCCCCTACTACGGCTGCGCGTGAGGGTACAATGGTTTATTTACGTGTTATTATTATATGGAAATTGCTTCAAATGTTAAATTTTCAATATGAAAAATCGGATTTATACGGATAACCTATATTTAATATGAGATATGGGGAATTTGATACAAATTTGCAATTTGTTAAACTATGTAAAGTTCATTTTTGGCTTGATTTTTTGGCGTATATTTGCAGCATAAATGTTTGATTTACGAATTACCGACTTTGGAATATGGCAGAAAAGAAATTCTACATACAGCGTTATTTGAAGTCCGAGCAGGGAGCTTGGAAGGCAGACGGAGTGCGTAAGAGTCTGGAGGATGATTTCGGCGGCGGTTCTGTCCGCTACAAGTCATTGGACGGATTGAACTCCAAGGGTAAGCAGAAGGGTGTATATATCGAGAGCTATCCTGAGAATGACGCGTTGAGAGTGTTCGTTGACCCGAATGCTAGGCATGAGAGCACCAACGCTACGTTGTCAGTCTGCGTGTTCGGGTATGATGTTGACGGAACAACCGAGCTTTCCGTTACTGAGCAGATAAAAGCTGCCGAGAAAGCATGGGATAGTCTTTATGCTTACTTGGAGGGTTCGCTTATCCTGTGGTATGACGATTACAGGCAGAAGAAAGCGTTGTTTTTGGTACAGGATGCTACAGAGCCATCAACGGACAACATCAAGAGCATTCCGTATCTGCTCTGTTCTGTCAAGTTGGTAAACGTCTTCGGTCAGTCGTTTGATGGTGACAGTACCACGATTGAAGATTGGTTGAAGAATGGCGGAAAGGGGGTTGGTAATGGGTAGAGATTGGATTGGAAACGAAAAAAGCAAATTTATCACGCTTGGTGCTAGCAATCATACGGATAAAGTTAGAGAAGTTAATGACTTCTACGCTACAGACCCAATAGCAATAGACAAGTTAGCATCATCATTTGAATTGCCCGATAAAATTTTAGAGCCAGCGTGCGGAAGTGGATGCTTAGTTGGTCGGCTTTCAGAGTTAGGTCATGAAGTTATCGCTTCTGATGTGGTAAATAGAGGGTGTGGTGAAGTTAAAGATTTTTTTGATATAAAGGAAATGCCCAAAGATTGCAGTTGCATCCTTACGAATCCACCATACAAGTATGCATTAGACTTCATAAAACATTCACTAGACATACTTCCGAATAACGGATTGTGTATCATGTTTTTGAAAACTCAGTTTTTGGAAGGTCAGCGTAGGTATGATGAGCTATTTAGCAAGAATCCTCCAATGTTTATGTTCCAATTCATCAAGAGAGTGCTTTGCGCTAAGAATGCTGATTTTCAAAGGATGATTGACGGAGGTGGAAGTGCAGTTTCGTTTGCTTGGTATGTTTGGAAGAAAGGATACAAGGGCGATACTATCATAAAATGGATTTAAAATAACAGCATCCGCAAGGCGGTAGGACGTATCTCTTAGATACAAGTCTAGGTAAACAGAAGGTTCGAGTTCCTTCTACGGTCGGTGGATGCTTTAAAATATATGTGAATTATGAACAAATACAAGACATCAATTGAGGTCAAGGGCGAAAACATCAAGGCATTGTTCGACTGCCCTATCGTTACAGACATCAAGAAAGCAACCGATGCGGTCGATGATGGTTTGGACGTTACCGATATGCTTTACAGCGTTACTGCCGTCAATATGGCAGGTGCTCACAAGCAGGTGAAGCGCGGTTCTGTATTGGCGCAAGACGTTTGCGGTCATTGGGAGATTATGACTGCCGATGAATGGGAGTTGAGAAAAGACGATACCATTAGCGATGGTTCTTCCGAGGAGTTGTAATCATTTAAAAGTTGAGAATATATGCGAATAAAGGAAGAATCACTTGATAGGGCGTTAGAAGCGGCATCGTTGCAGACGAAGGGATTGCCGAAACGCTACACGGATGGTAAAGACCCATTCTGGATAATGGCTGTTGTGCTTGTTCAGAAGCGCAATTTGGAGGAATGCTACTGCATTTATCAGCAGAATGCGGACAAATACATGAAGCTTTTGCAAGACTTCGGTACACCGAGTCCTATCATGTCTATCAAGAGCATTCATCCTTATATGTATCTTGATGAGGCTCAGTTTTTGCCGAGCGGATGCATCGAAGCAAAGAAGAACTTTCTGAAAAACGAACTTGGTGAAGACCCTAGGGCTTATGAGGTCGATGAAATGACGGAATCGGACGTTAATCACGCGTTATTGGAGATTGCCATTGACAAACAGATGAAAGCTGATGAGGAAAACAAGAAAATCAACGTACTCAATGAGGGAAGCGATTTGGACGGAACGAGATTTGAGGACATTGAACGTCAGAAGTTCGAGTTTGAGTTGGCTGAAATGAGGAAAGATGGATGTTCAAAGAAAGAAATAAAAGAGTTCATTGACGAGTATAATGCCAGTCATAAGCAGAAAGTTGACGATGAGCCATACATTTCAGAGGAAGACCGCATTCATAAGGAAATGGAATCAAAGGACGTTGAGAAAATTCCCGAATGCAGTATTGAAGGTGAGTTTGATGCACCTAAGATAGACTACGATAAGCTTCATGAGGAATCAGAGGCGTTCAAGAAAGAACAGTTGAAGGTTGCCAAGCGCAAGTGGAAACGTGCCTATGATGCCGATTCTGAGAAGCGTGAAGGAAGAGAGTTCGAGAACGAATTTGGCGAAGATGAGGAATGTGAGACGTTGCAGTTGCCGAATAAAGAAGCCGTTCCTGTAAAGCGAAAACCAGGAAGACCGAAGAAATCGGAATTGGATTACACTGCTAGCAAGCGCGACACGACAAAGAAACGTGGTCGCAAACCATCATCAACTAAAAAGTAACTAATTATGAACAAAGCAGAGCTTTTAAATAATACGGAATTTAAGAAAGCAGACGGTAGTTTGCCTATCATATATATAACATCAGATGATGATGTGGTAAAGGTCGGCAGTATCGTCAATGCACCTATGGTTGGCAGAATTTATTTTAGTGAGGTTAAGAAAACCATCACAAAGGATGATTTGCTTGCCAACAAAGAGTTCATTTGCGCAAGCGATGATTCTGAAATTCTTATTGATTTCGGTGGTTACAGACGCGAGACACTTGGTTGCTATATCGCGATTGATGATAGTTGCATTAATATCATTGAGCTATGAGGAATAACCGTCACAATCCTAATAAAGTACCGCCGTTCAAACCAGACCCAGAACATTGGACTAAGAAGGTTCATTCATGGAAGGCAAAGGTCGCATACGAGACGGAGGAGGATGCTTGGGAGTTTCTGAATCAGATTCCGAGGTTGAAGGCACTTGGTTGGCATCCTTACTTATGCAAGGTTTGCTCAAAGTGGCATATTGGTAGGTTACATAATAAATAGTTGAGATATGGAGATTAGAGTTAATATTTTAGGAAAGGTTGCTTACAAAGGAAATGAAAGTAGGTCGGATTTCGAAAAAGCCGAACTATATCCATTTGGAGATGGTGTCTATGCAGTAATGGACGGAGAAAATTTTGTTGAGCTAAGAGTTGTATCTGGCAAAAAGCACAGCGAAGAAAAAGGTGATTATTACGAATGCATAGATAGGTGCTGGGCGCACGGGAAAATCTCACAAACTGTAACCGTTATAGAGCACGAAGAAAGGTTGAAGGATTATATAGACAAGCGTTTTGGCGAGCTACAATCATCAATCGAGAATGCAATAAGTAGTGCAGATAGCATAAATGATGCCGTATGCTCTATAAAGAGTTCTATTGAGAAGATAGAGAAAGATGGTGTTGGTAGTGGAAAAGGTATCAGCGAGAAGACATTATTGTCTGCTATCGAGATTGTATCAAAACAGAAATAGTTGAGAATATGAAGAAGAAAGGATATTACGAATACGAAAACGGAATCTACCCTTTGAAACTTTGGGTACACATCGGCAAAGACTTGAAAGAGCTGATAGATTCCTGTTTTGACAAGTGCAAGGCTCCCGATATTGATTACGGCGGCGTTACGTATTCCGATGCTGTCAGAAAGAGCGACAGAAGACGCGGCGTTCTTGTATCGTTTCCGTGTCAGAAGGTTATGTCGATGAACTATTGCTGCCATGAAGCTTCTCACGTCTGCGATGCCATCGAGGAATATACAGACTTGGAACACGGCGGCGAGCCATCTGCCTATCTGATTGGTTGGATTGCGTCTTGCATCAACAATGCTCGTTTGGGTATTGGCGATTTCGTTGAGCTAAAAGATAAGGAGGTATAGCTTATGGATAAAAACGAGAAATTAAAACTTGGTGACATTTTCCTTGCGCCAAAAGAGTTTTTTCTAAATAATTCTGACGGAAAGCTAAAGCAGAAAATAGAAAGTTATGCGGAAGTCAGAAAAGATGGCAGGGTTATGTGTGCGGTTGTTGAGGATTTAAATTCAGTTTTTCCCAACGAATCATTATATACAATCGCTGTGAAACAAAAACAATTTAGACCTCCAATTAGGGTTTGTGTCAGTAAGGATTATGACTTTGATTGTTTTGAACTGCTTTCTAAAGAAGAAATGAAGGTTGCTGGTGTGCTTTGGTTTTATTTTGGGGTTTAATATAGGAGGAATAGCTTATGAGAAATTATTGCTATAAGGTTTCAAAGAATGGATGGAGAAGTCACGATAAGATAGATACCATTACTGGTATTCACGTGTACGAACTTAACAAAACAAAGCATGACACAGAGCTTTGCGAAAAAGGTGTGATGTGCGAGGTGTACGAGGAAGGAACGTTCTATGATGAGCATGATGAGTTTTATTTCCAAGCAAAGAATACTGTCAAGGCTTCAAAAATCGGATTCTCGCATTATATCAACCGAGACTTACAGAAGCTCGGTGAGAGGAACGTTAGATTGTTCTTGATGGATGAAAGTATTTCTTTTGATGATGCTATGGCATTGTCTGAATCGGAGGCTTACAAAAAGTGTAAGGAGTATTATGAACGTTTAGTTAAGAAATAGCTTATGATTAAGATTGAAGATATTAAGATTGGCTCTATCTTGCAGATTAGGAAGGTAGATTTGGAAGATATTACTAGTTCTGGGTTTATCGAGATTATAGACCCTAACAATATATGTGACTCATTTGCCATTGAAGTCATTGATATGGCTGATGGAGTGTGTGTAATATCATGTACTAAAAGAAATGAATCCATTGGTGTGGATGCGGATGAATTAGCGAAGGTTTCCGTCTTCGCAAACGAATCTGCAAACAAAAAGACAGAGCAAGTATCTCACCCATCCCATTACGCTTGGTTGAAGGATTTGTGCGGTGTTGAGCCTTTGGATATTTGCAGACACCTTGACTTCAATACAGGGAACGCTATCAAGTATCTCTTGCGCAAGGATAAGGTGGATGGCAACAAAACAAAGACTGAGAAGCGCATTGAGGACTTGCGTAAGGCAGTGTTTTATATCCAAGACGAAATAAAATTACTGGAGCATGAAACAGACTAAATACACTTGTAAGGATTGTGTATTGTTGAATGATGAAGATTCTGAGTTCCCATATTGCTTGGGAAAAGACTTATATACATACGCAAATCCTGACGATGATGCTTGCGGATACATTATTCCGCTAGTATATACTTGCAAGGATTGTTTCTTCTTCAAGGATGGGGTTTGCAATGACCCTAATGAGGTTAGGTTTACTTCTGAGGAGAATCCATCTTGCACAGGTTTCGAGTACAAAACGATTGTAGAACAAAAATAAATATATAGTTATGGCTAGAATTGCAAAAAAGAAGACTGTTGACAACAATGCAGGTTTGCTTAAAGTTGTTGTCGGAATCAACAGAAAAGATGTTGAAAGTGTTACCGACTTCGGTCATTTCTTCATCGTAATTTTGAAGGATTGTGCTATTTTCCACACACATATTGGATTTGAAGCACGTTTTAAGCGTTGGGGCGGTGTTGATATGGAAGGTCACGCGCTTACCACTACAACATTCGCGTGGCTTGAAAATCTTGTCGCGATGAAGAACGAAGTAAAGGGAAAAGAAAATGATATTTTCCCTGAGACAGATGTTACTTATCAGGATATGCTTGATAGTATTGTTATCATCACAGAAGCCAACATTACTCATCCGATTACAGCGTTCACTGATGCAGATGATGCTGTAAAGTTCGCAAAGAACAAGATGGATTACATCGGTCGTATGCAGAAAAATTTGGAAACTGTAATGAACACTCCAGTTTCCGAAGAGACAGAGGAAGACTTGAAGAAGAACTTTGAGCACGGTCAGCAGGCAATATTGGCTGAGCAAGCAGCCGAGGCTCTTAATCAAGGAAAGGAATAGCTTATGTATAATGAATGGTATATAGAACTGAAATACGGACTATTCCGAGATTACAGGATTGTAAGGATGTGTGATGCTAACGGAGTGAAGCGAGACGGTATCTTTATACCATTCATTCAGAACGGAATCAAATGGGATGGTGTAAAGGTTAAGAATCCTGTTCAGTATCTAAAGCCGATTTGGGCTGCCGCCGATGGCTCAAGACTTCACAAGTTAGTTCCCATGGTTTCTGTGGATTTCAGGCAAAAGATGGAAGATGCAGGTGTATTGTCACCAGATGATAAATACCCTTGTGATACGGTAGGTTACGTTTATAAAGATAAAAATAAGATTTAACGGCTATGATATACTTAGGTAATGATACGATGGATAAGGTAGAACGGATGGTTTGCGAACAAGTGAACACGGCTATGAGTATTGAGGAAAAGGAAGGAGTGAATGCAGATGATTTATATGTCGGCAATACTAACATTCCTTTTGCGAGAGCGGTAGCAAGGAACTTTGTTCTTGACGTTCTACACAATCGGTATGGCTTTTCCTATGCCGTTATCGCACAGCGCGCGGACATCAATGAGAAATCTGCTATGCGATGTGTCCGCAAGTGTCACGAACTTGTCGGGTACGATAAAACCTATGCGTATGTGAACACTTTAATTAACGATAGATTGAGAGAATGGTATGGGGAATAACAATGAATTATTGACGTTGAAGCGCAATGCCCTAAGATTGGGATTGTGCGGAGAATATAAAGGGAAATGGGATTCTGCCGCGAGTAAGCGAGAATTGGTAAATATGGCTCTTGATTCAAACGGAATTGAGTTTATGGCTGATTCTATTGCTTTCGGATGGGGATTGTCAAAAGAGTACCTTTTGAAAGAGTTTGGTGAGTTTGCTAATGGATTCTACCAATGTAATGAGCACGGATATACTAGCGAAATGTATATAGGTGCTCATGGAGTTATCAAGGCACGCTCTACGATTATTCTTGTCGCGTACTGCAAGGATTTGGAGATTGAAGTTCCTGAGAATATGGTTACTCGCATTTATGTGTGCGGAAAGAGTGAAGTTCGCATTGAATGCAAAGGAAAATGTGACCTTATAGAGTACGGAGAGGATAATGATGTTAAAATCATTGGCTACAATGACGCAAATATGACGCTAGGAACGATTTACGTGTCAGAGTGGAATAGTTGTAAGGATGAACAGAAATAATGCCTTACAGCTCATTTAAATAGCAAAGTTGGAAAAAAGAATATTTATATTATTTTCTTATTTACAGAGTGTACGGCGGTACACAGACATAAAGTGTAATTTTACTTTTTATATTAGTTAAGGTTTAGTTAGATTTATGTTGATTAAAAAGGGCAAGTTCAGTTGTGAAACCGAGCTTGCCCTAATTTTATATATAGAACACAGAAAACTAATTCATAAATACCTTGATACCATTTCTTCCTTGCTTGTGACCGCCCTTTACACAGCTAGCCAATGTGTCGCGAATATCAGTAAGTATTGTTGTCTGCAATCTCAACTCAATAAGTACAGGGCTGCTTGATGTGTCTTGCGTTATCGCGCTGATACTATTGCCGAGCTTTTCTAACAGAGTGTCGCGGATGATACGGACATCTGCTTGCTGAGTGGCTACATAATATCGTAGGCTGTTGAGTATCGACTCCAACGCCTGTGCGGTTGATTCAGTTACAGACTGAATACCTTGCTGCAAAGCAGAGATATTTGAACTGCCAGTAGGCTTGACGTTGAGAACATCCATCAAGTTCTTTGCATACTCATTGAATAATGCAAGGTTCTTGTCTTTCAGTTCCTTGATACCTTCGAGTTCTTTCTTGGTAACATCAAGACCATTGTTTCCACCTTCGCTGCCCTCAGATACCGCTTTGTCGAATGCTTCAAGGATAGGCTGAATGTATTTTGAAGTAGCTCTATTCATCAACTGCTTTGTGAGCATTGTGTTGAAATACTCGTCAAACTTATTATTGAGTGCTTCGAGTGCATCACTGCCTTCATTGAAAGCATCTACCCACGCTTCCGAGAAAGCTTCAGCAGCAGATTTGTAGTTAGACTGAGAACCGAAGCCGCCAAGTGCTTCTGTCATAGATTCACCTAATTCTTTGATTGTAGTGTTCAAATCATCAATCTGCTGTTCCCATTCTTGAATCTTACCTTCATCGGGCTTCTTGCGACCGCGCTCTGCATTAATCATTGCTTGGTACGCCTTCTGCTGCTTTTTAAGGGCATCGACCGATTTTTGGTTGTATTCGTAGAGCTTTTGCGTATCAAAGGCATCGTCCATACTCTTTTTAAGCTTTTCGTAAGCGTGTTGCAAGGAATTTACAGCGCGTTCTTGGCGTGCAATTTCCTTATCAATCTTTCCTTCGTTGCTAAAGAGTTTAGCTACGCCTGTAAGCGCGCCCATTGCACCAGCCGCAACACCTGCATAGTTTCCGCTATAATACGAACCGATTGCTTGACCGATATTATCAACGACACTAAGAGTGTTTTCGAGTTGTTCATCAGAACCGCCTAAAGCCTCAAACAATCCGTTGAACGCTGTTGCCATCGTAGATACAACACTCGTAATATCCGTCACGGATTTTGAGAACTTAGCTTTTGCCTGCTCTTCCTCGGTCATAATCGTTCCGAGCTTTGCAATCTGCTCATCGGTGAGGTTTAACTGAGATTTTAAAGAGTCGCGAATGCCTTTGTTGGTTGCCAACTTCAACTTTAAAGCTGAAACAACGTTTTCGTCCGCATCCTTAATCTTTGTCAGTTCGTTATATTCCTGTTCCAAAGATTCAACATAGGCATTTTGGCTCTGTAATTTGCTCGTCAAATCTGCTCTAAGTCCGTTAAGCTCTACATACTTTTCTACGCCGCCCGACTTCTTTAAGTCTTTGCCAGCCTTAATCATTTCTTTAAGTCCGCTAGTGAAAGCCTTGAAAGGGTTGCGTGAATTGCGAACTTCATTGACCTTATTAATCTGTTCAACAATAGACTTTGCATCTTTAGGGTCGAGATTTTTTAAATCAACACGAAGAGCTTGCAATCTTTTTGCCATTGCGTCAAGAGCCTTTGATGAAACCTGCTCTAGATTATCAAACAAACGAACATACATGTCCGAGTTTTGAAACTCTTTCCAGTTATTCTTGCTTGTTTTCTGCTGGTATTGGGCATCCAAGTTTTCCTTCAACTGCTTCTGTAACTCAGGATTCTTAGCAATATTCGCATTGTTTTGCAGCTTGTAACGCTCATTGATATACCATCTGTCGAGTTGAAGCTGGTCTGTCAATTGCTGCTTGTATGCCTTAATCAGCTCTTGCGCTTGATTAACTTGGTCTTGATAGACTTCCTTATCAAGTTTCTGCATTTGTGACGTGTATTCATTTGCAACATCATCACCCCACTTAGTTTGGTCTTTACCCCATTTTGCTTCAAAATCATCTGTAATAGACTTGCGCACATCATCGAAAGAAGAAGTCAAATCCCCGAACATGCTTTTGATGATGCTATCAGAAAGACCTTCTCCTTTGAGCTTCTTAAACAAATCGAGCTGTGAGAATGCTTCTTGCGCATTGTTCTTCGCATCGTCAAGTTGTTGCTTGAAATATTCCTCGTCAATATCAAGACGGATTTCTGTGGCGTTGCGTAATGCGCTGCCACGTTTTCCGAGTTCCTTATATTGGCTTGCAAGATATTCAATCTTCTTTGCAATAGTCTGGCGGTCTGGGATAAAGTTGTTTGTATTCATACCAACATTCTTTGCCGCCAACGCAAAGTGCTTACGAACATCGGCTGTAGCTTGCTCTTCGCCTTCGTATTTAATGAGTTTCTGATATTCAGAACTCATATCCTTCAACAGAGAAATGCGCTCGTTGAGAATATCACGCTGTTCTTTTGCCGCATTTTTTGCTGCTTTTTTGTCTTCTTTTTCAAAAGGATTCACTCCTAATCCCTTTGCGGTGGCAGTTGCAGCATTCTTGTATTCGCGAACCATTTGGCGCAAAGTTGAAACATCTATAGTGTTTCCACCTAAACGTGGGTCACCTGCTTTGAACATCTTTCGGATAGAATCATCAACTTTGATTTTCTTCGTGTTCTTTCCTACGGAAGCCAAACGTTTTTCGAGTTCACGCCAATTCTTTGCAGCTTTAGCCGCATCATCACCTTTTTCAAGGAAACTTTCAAGAGCCTTATCGTTTGTAATCTCCTTGACAACGAGATTGATGCCATACTTTTTCTTTGCAAAGAAACCAGAGAGATAATCATCAACCCAGTTTACTTCTTTCTCCATCGAGTTTTTATTGATGGAAACATTTATACCAAAGTGTCTATAAGCAAGGTCTCTCTCATATTGATTCCAATCGCGCTCTGCCGCAATTCTGTCAATTACGCCTTGTATTTTTATAGGGTCATTGCTATATTTTTTTCTTAGGTTTCCAAATACAGCATCAAACTCGCTGTTCAATTCTTGCGCCTTATTTTGTACGCTGTTCATTGCACGGATAAGGTCATTGAAATCAGCTTGCGAAGTACCAATGAAAGATGGCATTTTATAGTCGCTGCCGCCTTGTGCTATGTTGATTTTCTTTATCAACTCATACATACGTGTCATATAGTCAATGTTGGATTCGTTATCCTTTTGACCTGCACGTATCTCATCAAAGTATTTCTTCGTGGTCGAAGTGGCTTGTTTATAGTTTGCGTTAATGTTTGCTACAACTCTCTCCATTTGCGAAGACTTTGCGAGAGCATCAATCACAGCATCCTTGTAATCGCCTGCATCATCATCAAGACCATCTGTAAACCAAGTATTCCAAGCATCATTCTTGGCGTAATTTCTTCTGATAACCTCAATACTATCAATGAAATCTTTATATTCTTTCTCAACCTTACTGAAAGTAGTGTTAAGCTGGCTTACATCGAGAGTATCTACATTGATTTTGAAAGTCAGTCCGTCTTTTGATGCGGCATCAATAAGCTTTTGTAACGTTGTACGTCTATCTTCGACATTCTTTTCTAAATCCTTTCCTTCTAATTTGCCATTTGCATTTGTGGCTGCATTTGCTAGGTCGTTGTACGTTCCAGCCAAAGCACCTATTGCGCCCTTTGCCTTTATTGTTTCTTCTTCGGCTTTACGTACATTTTCGTTGTACTTGGAAATCTTATCATAAACAGTAGTTATTACTTCTGCTACAGCGTAAATAGCAAGACCTACGCCGATACCTGATAATGAACTTTTAACGAGACCGCCAAAATCTTTAAGAGCTTTTTTCATTCCATCTAAGGAATTTACGAAAAGAGCTTTGTATCTCACGATACCTGTGCCAGATGCTTGCGAGAAAGCTTGTCCGAGACTAGTCTTTGCAAACATAGAGTTAGCCTTTATAGCAATAAGAATAGGTATAAGAGCTTTTCCTATTTCTGCAAGTGCTTTCCAATTATCAAGCATAGAAGTACCCCAGCTTACCATCCCCTTCATTGTGCCTTCGTTAGCCTTGCCAATATCATTGAGCATCACATCGAAAGCATCCTTCAAGTTGGAAATCTTACCTTGGAGAGTTTCAGCCTGAATCTCTTGCATATTGTAGAATGTTCCACCCTTATCGGTCATGCGTTGGAATATTGCCTCAACATCCTCAAATGTAACCTTACGCTTGGAAATCATATCAACAATCTGTGCAGTCGTGTACGCTTCTCCCTTAACTTCCTTGAAGTATTGTTGCAACTCACCATACATATTGATACCAGCTTCGGTAAACTGACGAACCTCAGAACCGCGAAGGTATGCAGCAGCCTTGACTTGTCCGTATGCAAGGATAAGTCTTCCCATATCAACGCCAAGACCTGCTGAAACATCGGCAAGTCGCTTGGTTGTATCATAAAGTTTATCAGACTCAATTCTGTAAGCAGAAAGTTGTCGTGTGTAATCCACCAAGTCCTTGATACGGAAAGGTGATTTAACGGCAAGTTCTACAGTCTTATTGAAAATCTCGTCTGCCTTTGGTTTGTTCTGCAAGATAGCTTCGAGTGAACGCTCTGAAAGTTCAAACTGACCTCTGACTGATGCAATCTGCTCGACAAAATTCTTGACAGAACCCACTGAGAATGCAAATGCCATACGCTGTGCCCAACGTGACATATATCCAGCCATATATGATGTTTGTTCTGTCAACGCGCGAGAATTAACACCAGCCTCTTTCAAGTTTTTGTTATGTTGCTCAATTGCAGCATTAAGAATATCCAATTTTCGCTTATAATCAGCATCGGTTTGAGACAACTTCATACGAGCCTCTTTCAGATATTCTATAGCGCGTACTTGGCGGTTGAGCGTATTTGCAGAAGCAGAGAAATCAAGCGCGCCTTGATATGTAGTGTTTGCCTTGTTATTTCTCGTCTGATAGTCTTTTGCTCTATCAGCGTATGCCTTTCTCTGTTTGTTGTTGTAAGATTGTTCTGCACTAACCATCTTATCAAGAGCCTTCTGAAAAGCAACAGCACGTTCATTATACATCTGCTGCTGGTATCGTAACTCATCCTGTAATGACTTCTTTCGCTTAATAAGTGCATCTTGGTCTGCCTTGGTGAGATTTTGTGTTGTATCTCGCAACATACTTTCAATAGAACCAATTTCTTGCTTTAACTCAGCAATATTCATACCGCTAGCACCCTTTGCTGATTCCTGTAATCTCTGAAATGCAAGTGCCGCTTGCATAATACCACTAGTGCCAGAACCATTCATCTTAGATAGCTGTGCTACCATATTTTGAATGTTTTGTGCTGCTGACGTAATGTTATTGTTCATGTTACCTGCACTCGCACCTACGTTTGAGATACCACTGCTTGCATTTGAAGCAGATGCGTTGATTGTTGCGAGTTTTGCTATAACTTGGTCTAAAGAATCAAGGAACGGCTTAGTACCAACAGACATATCCTTGAAAGATTGTGTTACACTAGACGCGGTATTTTTAGCCGTATCTTGTATGTCTTTCAATTTCTTGTCTGCTTGTTCTATTGCATCTAACGCACTTTTAGGAATGGTTAGAGCTGCTCCTAATGCTGAATCTGCCATAATTCAAAAGTTTAAGAATTTATAAAATAGGTATTCCAAGGTCATTGAGGTTTCGTAAATCCTCTGCACCATTGATTACCTTTGCATTCTTTAATTTGTCGTTCTTCTTATTCTCGTCTTTGTCTGACGAAATCTTCTCTAAATGAGTAAAATCCATAGACGCAAGGCGAATCTGCGGAACGGTCATTCTCCACTTATATTCTTCTTGCGAGCACCATGTGTTGGCACGTAAGAAATCTATCATTTGTCCGTATTCTGTTCGTGATGGGATAATTCGGTTGCTTGCTTCTTCCTCATCAGAGCTTGACTGCGGACGGTCTGAATCACATTGGTACTCGCGAAGAAAAAATCCACATCTAGCAAATTGAGAATCTCAACGAGTAATGTTGCCCAATCCTTGATGTCATAGTCTCCCCAAAGTAACTGGTCGTAAACTTGTTGGTATTCCTCAGAATCAATGCGTTTCTTGTCATTTAGCAAGGATAGTGTGATTACTCTTGCCACCGATGGAATGTTGATGGCAAACTCCTTGATAACGTCACCCATTGATAAGTTTTCGCCCTTTACTATCTTGCAAGCCTCCTCTGCAATCATCCATTGAGTGCCTGGCTTCAATGCTCTTATCTCCCACTCCGTACCTTGTAGTTTTACAATTGTAGGAGAATCATTCATAATTTGCGCCAGACGCTCCATCGCCGCATCAGACAAAGGAGAACTAGGTAATACCTTGTTCTCGTCTTCTACAGCTTGTTTCTTAGCCTTATTCGGGTCTTTTTGTGCTCTATATACTTTTCCCATATATATGAATTACTTTCTAATCACACTTACTGTTCCATTATACTTCTTGGATAGGTTTTGTAGCTTCTGAAACGACATGGAAATGACTCTGTAAGATTGTTTCAGATTACCACCGCCATCTTCCAATATCTTAGCATAGGGCATAGTCGCAACGACAGCCAAATCAATTACTCCACTAGGGGAATAATCGTTTTTGAGATATTCGTTTATCGCTTCACGACCTTTAATCTCTTCTCCATACCAATTCTTGCCTTTGGATGCTTTTGGTGAGGATGATAAGTAACCTATCTTTTCAAGCTTGCCTTCGACATAAATGCCATATCCGTAAGAATCATAGAGGTTGTGCGTTTGATGTGTGTATGTAATTTCTTGAATACATTCTCTTAACACATTCTTTGCATCCTTGTCTAATTCCTTCGTAATAAGCTTTAATGCTTTTTTGTATAATGTTTCAGCCATAAATGATAAAACTTAAAAAGGAGCGGACAGCATTAAAGCCGCCGCCCCTTGTATATAGTCGAGAATTGTTGAAGAATCTACACTATGCACCAGCAACTGGCAATGTGTATGCAGGGTCAATGTAGAATGGTGTCTTGCGAGTTACACCGCCATCTTTAACCTCAACCAACTGACCTGTGCCAGCCAACGCAACCTTTGCCAAGTTAGAGTTCAAAGACTCAATGGTTGTCTTGGAATTGAGCTGCAACTTAGGCAGAATCAATGCTGTGTGTGTAGTACCGTCTGCATTGTCGAAGACAACAGCGACCTCTGCATACATCAGTTTGTAACCAGATGGAGCGTAAATCTTACCATCAGTACCCTTTGTAAAGCCGCACAATGCAGTCAATACAGAAGCTTGAGTATCTGCAACCTCGGCAGCAAACTGATACTTACCAGTTGTTACGATAGACATGATAGGAGTATCAGAAGTCTCGCGCTCAATATCGGCAGTATCGTTATCGTCCTGAGAGATAGATGTGGTGTCGCGAACAACATCGTCCAAATCGTAGTAATCGTCACCAGCCGCATTACCATTGAACGGACGAACAATAATGTGTGAAGGCTTAGAGAGCTTGATTGCACCTGCGCCTGTACTTGTAACTTTCGTTGCCATATTGTTATGAGTTTAAATTGTTATCCTAAATAAATGAAATAATTAACGTACAATAACCGAAACAGAAATCATCTGAAAATGAAACTGGCGGTTTGAGTCATATCCGCTATTACGGTATAATGTACTGATTGTATAGTTTGCGTCTCTTGATTCATCAATGATTTTGTCAAGAACACCTTCCATCTTATCAAGTAACTTTACATTCTTTCTCAGTGGAGTTCCCTTTGGTCTTGCATAAAGATAAATGTTAGCATAGCCAGAAGAATAACCGCCATAATCTCTTTGCTGACCTACGTCAACATTGACAAAATCATCCCAGTTCTTACTAGTTGTAGGTGGTAATTCCCCGACAAATATGTTGTCTGAGATTTTTCCCTTAGTAAGAAGCATCGAAAAGAAATTCTCAATTCGAGATAATCTGCGATTAATCCTCTGTGCCATACCTTGTTATCCTAAATACATTTTACCTTATGATGAAAAAACTAAATGTCAGTACCCTTGATGTAAGCTACACATCCGTGCATTTGTGTCGGATAAACGCCAATAACCATTCCGTCAACGTCCATTCCGTACATCTTTCCACGGAAACGAATGCCTGCATTCAAACCTTCAGGAATATATTCTTCATCTTTTCCGTCTTCTCCTTCTTTCGTTGGCATCGGAAAATAGATTGTATATCCTAGCGTAACAACACCCGAATTAAAGAGTTTGTTGGTTTCCTGAATATCGCAATCAGTTTCAAAAATGATAGTTTCTACATTTTCTGTTTCGTCTGAGCTAGTATCAGTATCACCTAACATATCCCCATCGCTTCCGATAAGGTCTCCATCTTCTTTCGGTTTTTGTTCCGAGCGGTAGAACACGCCATGATAGGCATATTCATCCAAAGCATTTCTGTCAGTGTACATAGCTTACCAATCTGTTTCTTTAATCCATTTAACCTCTCCATCGGTTTCATTGAGAGCTTCAAGTTTTTCATCCTCTCCATACTTCTTGTAAAGTCTTTTGAGTTCTGATTTGATACTCAGCAATGCAGCCGATGTAATGGTCTGAGCACCTACCGTAAGAGTATATGCGCCATGTTGGTTTGTGGTCGATGCTGTCTGATAGACACCGAATACAATCTTTTCCAAGAGTGCAATCTTACATCTGTCTTTCTGTTCTTCTGTCAAGTCCAAATAAGACTCAACATCAGAAACGCCGCAATCCAAAGCGACATTGTTTAATGCTGACTTGTCGAAGACAAAGTTAGTCATGCCGCTCAGGTAGTCCAATATGTCAAACTTCGATGCTGCCATTGAGAGATAAATGAATTAAATGTTATCGTATATTGTGAGTGAACCACCATTAATTACCTGCTACTGAGGTATCAATGATTACGTGGTTCATAAAGTCGAGAAGTGCAGGGCAAGCAGACATCATGACCTTAGTCTGCCACTCGCGGAACTGACCGTTATCCATTGCGTAGTTTCCTACGGTAACGAGTCCGTCAGCGATTGAAGCCCAAGAAACATCAATGTTCTTTGCACCATACTTCTGTTGAAGTGTCTGGTCGTAGATAGGAGTCCACTTGAACTCAACGCTATCACCGATAGGGCAAAGTACAACAATCTTATCATCCCAACCTTGCACGAATGCGTCAGTTGTAACAGTCTTGTTGCGCTCCTTCTCAACGACAATCTCGATAGGCGAAAGACCTGTCATGTCGGAAAGTGATTTCTTGAAGTCCTCGTCCAAAATCTGCATGTTAGCAGTATATGCGCGGTCGTGAGCCTTGCACCAGTTGATGTACCACTCCTTAACTTCCTTGTTCTGCAAGAATACATCGCGGTACATCTTGCGAGTCATCTTCCATACGAGAGAAATCTCAGTACCGCCACGCTCATCGCGATAATCGTCCTCAATCTTTCTCATCTGTGAGATAAGGTTGCAGTCTGGGTCAGTCCAAGCCTTTGCACCAGCCTTCTTGCGGTTCTCTGTTGGGAATGGCTCAACCTTCTGCAAGAACTGCTGCAAACCTTCACCCTTGCCCTTCCAACTCATCTTTGCAGTTGTCATAATCTGTGCAGTCAAGTTGGAGAGTGTTGCCTCTGCTGAGTTCTTACCTACCTGAACAACATCGCGCACCCAAGCAGCCATAAGGTCTGCATCGTTGCCGAACTGCTCAAAGAGTTTTTCCTTATACTCGCGTTGTCTTGCGTTCTCAGACCACTTGTAACCGATAAAGTCTGGAATTGTACCTGTGTACATCTCCAAGCCCTCGTTATCCATTTCTGGAGCATCACCAAGTGGAGCGCGAAGGTGCATCAAAGGAGCAGCCTCTGCCTTGCGAGACTTGATGCTGAATGAAGCCACGCCATCGTAGTCTGTAGGTGTAGGCATAGAAGCTCTACGACCTTGTGTGAGATACCAGCCATAGTTGGTATAGAGCAACCCCTTGGTGTTCAAAAATGTTCTCAGGAAGTTGATGTTATCCTTAGAAGAGAACAACTTGGCGTATCTCGAATTGTTAAAATCAAATTGTTGCATATCCTGAATACTTAAATTAATGATATGTTATCCTATTGTTATCCTATTGAATTGGAGCGGTTAGAATCCGAACCATCCGTTCTCTGTTCTTGTGTTCATCGCAAGTACGGCTGGTGGAAGCTTGTTGCACTTTGCCAAGTTCAAGATTACTCTTGAATCCTTAATCAATGCTGGAGTATAAGAGTACTGAGCACCCTCACCTTCCTCAACATTGCTTGATAAGTTAGGGTCATAGAAGAAGTCGTTGTCTTTATCGAAGTAAGCGTTAGGATTGGTAACCATTGCGGTTGCCTTCGCACCTGCTTTTGCTGCCTCAACGAGAATATCGCCCTTCTTTGCGATTGCGCCAAAAGCTGTACCGAGAGTTACGATAAATACGTTTGCACCACCTTCTGTGCCTTTGGTTACGCCTGTAACTGTAAGACCAGTACCAGTACCAGTAAGAGTTGATGGAGCGACCATGATGTTGTCACCGATAAAAGGAATGTGATGATAGCCATCATCAACAAGATTGATTGTCAAGTCCTCTGCTGTGACATCCTTTGCCAACTCGTAATACTTCAAAATCTTGACGGTCTGACCGCCATTCTTGCCGTAAGTGTCTGGGTCATACTCGCAAAAATCACCTGCGTAAGCCTTAGCGCGACCCTTGAACGGATTTGTGATAACACCACCGAAAGGAGGATAAACGAATGCGTCCTTGTTGCCGCTTACGAGGTTAATGAAAACGCTTCTATGACCGCCAATCTTACCATGTGCTTGGATAAGTGTACGACCGCCAAAGTGACCGCCATATCCATGCTTCAAATAGAAATCATCTGCTGCTGCCATAATTTGTAAATTTGTTTAATAGTGAATGAATAATGTTATTCGCCTGCGTCAGGGTTCACGATACCCACAACATCAGAGAAATCGTCAGCCTTGTCATTGCCACCACCGCCAGCACTACCTGGAGTGTTGTTGTTTGGCTTTGAATGAGAGAGATTGTAGAACTCCTCTGCATCCGTAAATTCCTGCTCAATGTCCGAGTCCTTGGTGAGGTTCAACTTGTTCATGTACTTGTCAATCCACTTGCTGTCGTTGATACCTTTCTCCTTGAACTTGGCGAGAAGTTCACTACGTTTCTGTGATACGAGCTTAGATGCTTCGTATTCTGCATCCTTCTTCTCTAGAGCTTCCAAGCGTTCCAAAAGCTTCTTTTCAACATTCGAAGGCTCTTTGCCATCGGCCTTTGGGTTTGGCTTGGTGTCAGGATGCTCATCGTTCCATTTCTTGATGAAGTCGGCATTGTCCTTCTCGTAGTTGCCGTTAAGGGAAACATACTGCGGCAAAATCTTCTTCACCAAATCATCTAACTCTGTATCTTCACCAACTAAGAGGTCAAAGTGGGAATCACTCAAACTCTTGATTGTCTTTTCACTGATGGAAAGGTGTTTTCCGTTTGCAGTGAGCTTTGCTTTTAGGGTGTCTAAAAGTTGTTGTTTTGTAAACTTCATATTACTAATTTTTAAAATTCTGCTGCAAAGATAATTAAATAATGTGGTGATTTATAGGTTTTTAGAAACTCTATTTGTTACGTAACCAATATAGAATTAATTTCACTCTATTATATATTATAAATTAGGTATCTTTGCAGCATGAACACGAATAAAGATGTAGAAATCAGACCACAAGAGGGCTTTCAAATGTCCTTTGCAAGTAGCAACGTTGACGTTGTTTTTGGTGGCGGAAATCTCGGAGGAGGCAAATCGTATGGTCTTGTACTTGCGATGGCAGAGCCGTTAATGACAGACCCAGATTTTCGTGCAATGATTTCACGCCGTTCACTTGGTAATCAAAAAGCAGGTGGAGGATTCGTAGAGAAGTTTAAACAGATATTCGGAGCTGATTTTGTAAAAGTCAGAGAGAGCGAGAATCCGCGCGTTACATTTCCGAATGGAACGTTTGTCGATTTGACGTATCTTGACGATTCCAATATGGATAAGTTGAGAGAGCGCGCGAAAGGATGGGAGTACGATTTGATTGCGATTGACGAGTTGACGGAGATGACTTGGGAAGTTTTCTCATACGTTATGACTCGAAACAGAGGTCAGAGCAAGACGTTTACAGGTAAGTTCTTTGCAACACTTAACCCGAAGCGTAGCCACTGGACAAGAATATTCCTTGATTGGTATATTGGTTCAGATGGTTTTATCATCCCAGAGCGTGATGGCGTAGTCAGATACTTCTATTGTGCAGGACCGACTGTTAAGGATGTTGTTTGGGGGATGTCTAAGCGAGAAGTCTATGAAAAATGTAAGATAGATATAGACAGAAAGCTTAAAACCATTGGCGGCAACTTTGGATATGAAGTAATGATTAAGAGTTTTGTTTTCTATCAAGGTAAACTTGGTTCAAACAAGAAGATGCTTGAAAACAACTCTGGCTATTTAGGTTCTGTAGCTGCATCGGGCGGTAGAATGGCACAAGCTCTTATGGAGGGAAACTTCAATGTTGACCCCGAAGAAGAAGAGGATATTCCGATTCCTAGCCAAGCGGCAAGAGATTGCTTCATAAAAGACCCTGCTGTGAATGGTGATAAATGGATAACAATCGACTTGGCAGATTTCGGAAAGGATAATACTCTGATGTTGTCGTGGAATGGATTCCATATTGTCAATTACGAAATCGTTATGCATTCAACACCGCGAATCAATGCTGAAAGAGCTAGGCTGTTTGCGGCTAACGAGGGAGTAGCAGAGAGCCATATTATCTATGATGCCACGGCAGGTAGGTATTTCAATGACTATATACCCGATGCTATCCCTTATATATCAGCAGCAAAGGCAATGGGAGTTTATTATTTGTCTGCTATGACAATAAAAGACCTATGCTACTTGCGACTGAGCTACATGATTAAGCGAGGACAGCTTACATTCTCTGATAAGGTTGCAAATGCGGTTTATACGCATCAAAACCTCAAATACAGAGTTTCCATGCAGAATGAGTTCATGGAAGAATGCGCGGTAGTTCGCTTTGACAAGATGCCGAGCGGAAAGAAGAAGTTACAGAGCAAGAAGGAAATGAACCGAAATCTTGGAAAAGACCGTTCTATGGACTTGCTCGACCCTTGCGCAATGAGAATGTACCCATGCTTGAATATGGAGTATGGTAGCGAGCTACAGGAGGGATTCAGACTTGCAGAGAAAGAAGTTGAAGAAAAGAATCCTAATGCTCAGAGCATTTATGATGATACGTTGTACTATTAATTTTAGAATATATGCTGAAAAAAGAAAATATAAAAATGATTCTTGAATCCGTGCGGATTGACTGGGATAAATGCGATGAGAAAGACATTGCGTTCGCTATCCTCTGTGACGCATTGGAAGATAAGACTTTAGCATATCGTCTTGCTTATCGTAAGAGTGAAAAGGATGCAGCGAAATTCTACGAAACTCCACGATTCAAGAAACTGCTAGATGTTCTAGAACCTTTCGGTATCGGCAATGTTAATAACAACGCTATTACCAAAGAAGAGAACAAAAACGAGCTTCTCAAAATGCTTGACAAGATAGACCAAGCTCTTAGTGACGGAAATCTTGAACCGAAGGACGCATTGAAGATGCAGACTGATATACGTGTAAAGCTGAATGACAAATTTGAAATGGAAGAGTCACAGAAGCAGAAACGAATCATCGTAGTACCAAGCAAACATGATATTGTTTGCCCTACTACAAATAGAGAATGTAACTACTGGCCTTCAAGAAAGGCTTGTTGCAGACACTTCGGTTTGATTGACCCACAAGAGAATAACGATTCACAAAATAACAACGATGTTGACCCATCATTAAATAACAATAGCGATGAGTAGAAAGAGACAAGACATAATCAATGATTTTTTGGAGAATCCTCAGAAATTGCTTCTGAAAAAGCCGTTTTTGAGAGGTTCGCGCTCTATTACCATCAATGACTCTTCTGATGGTTCTGATATTAAGACAAACTTCCGCAAAGAGGCACAGCTTCCGAATATCAGCAAGATAGTTGTTAGCCAAGAGCGTTTTGCAAAGGAATTAGACCCCTATTCTCACAGAGTATTGTTTGATACGAACTTACCTTCTATATGCTGTAAACTTGATGATGGCAGTTATTGTGAGATTGAGTTTAAGAAGTTTGGTATTCCTATGCAACAGCGTATTGTTGACAAGAAAGCTCTCTGTTTAGGTGGTAATAAACGTAATCATATATTACATGACAGCAATCCGACTGACAAGCTCAAAAAGAACTTTGCCGATTTCAAGTGGCATTGGAAAGAGACAAATCAGGATGGTATCGAAATGCAAGCTATACGTATTCAGCAGAGTTATGGTGATGTAGGCTTACTCGTTTACATGAATGAGGATAACGAAGTAAAAAGTAGGCTATTCTCGTATGAAGATGGCTATCAGATTATTACCCATAAAGACGATAACGGAGAACCGCTTCTTGATTGCGTGTATTATCGTACAGAGGACAATGTAAGACACATTGATGCATACGATAAGACATATCATTATCATTTTACAGATGTATTTGTTCAAGACGTTGATACAAACGAAGTACTGAAAGGATGGTGTTTGGAAAGCAAGGAGGTGCATGGATTCTCGGAGAGTCCACTTGTTACAAAGCGTGGTGATGTTGCTTGGAATAACGGTCAAGACCTTATCGAGCTATTCGAGATTATCTATAATCTGTTTGCGGTCATCCAAAAACGTCACGGATGGGGAATCCTTTATATCAAGGGTAAGCTCAATGAAACCGCAAAGAAGATTGCTGGTTCTATCATCCTGAATGATACAAGCATTGAAGGAAATGGCAGCGCAGAGTTTAAGACTCCACCTTCTCCACAGAACATGATTGAATTCATGCAGTCAATTCTCGACCAATTGCAGATTGCTACAGGATGTACATTTATCTTGCCGAAGGATATTAAGTCTAGTGGAGATATAAGCGGTTTGGCAATTCAAATGACACGCTCTTTGGATATTGAGGAGGCTAACAATGCAGCTATTGAGTGGCAGAATTTCGTCAGCAAACATTCAAGACTATTCAAGGAAGGACTGGCAAAGCAGTTGGTTGCAAGCGGTGAGAATCCTACTGCAATTACTGAGTTTAAGCAGATGAGAATCAGTACATCATTTAAGCCTTGGCAGCCATTCGATGAAAGTGCATGGAATCAGATGCTTTGTACATTGAGCGGTGCAGGTTTGATTTCTACTAAGACAGGTGTTGAAAAGAATACTATTTCTGCACCTGACGAGGAAGTAAGATTGCAGACTCAGCAAGAAGAGGCAGATGAACGTGCCGAAAAACAAGCTGAGATTACCGCAAGGACAAAGAATACAGACAATAACAAAGAATAAATATGAAGGCAGAATCATTATACATACAGAAGTTGACTTACGATGAGAACACTGGTAATGAAATTATCGGTTTGTTTCCATCGGAAGCTAACCCTGCTATTGTATCATCATATACCTACGATGCAAAGCGTATGGGTGGTGCTCCTACCCTTACTGCTACAATATATTCTTCTGAGCCTTTGCAATGGAAGAAGGAAGAGTTCGTGGAGTACAATGGCGATAGATTCTTTGCGTCCTATACACCAAACTCTACAAAGGATAATTCGTCTAGAATGTGGAAGAGCGAAATCACTTTCACATCTAGAAGAGAATTGCTTGATAACACTCTGTTCTTTGATGTTGTCGTTGATGATGTTGATACACAGAACAAAGATAGATACCGCTCAAATCAGACAAAGTTCACGTTTGGTGGAACTATCCATGAGTTTGTTGCTCGCGTCAATAGCTCGATGGCATATTGTGGATTGTATCGTCCTACAGATGAATACAAGGGATATTACGTTGTTGTTGACGAAGGATATGGAACAGATGAAGTTAAGGAAGTATCATTTGAAGACCAATACTTGACTGATGTCTTACAACTTATCAATACAACTTTTGAGCTTGATTACTACTGGGATGGCAATGTTTGTCATGTCGGCAAGGTACAGCACGACTTAACAGATACACCTATAAAATATGGTAGTAGTGATGCCCTTATATCCGTATCAAAGGAGAATGCGAACTATAAGATAGTTGACATGATAACAGGTTACGGTTCATCTGATAACCTGCCATATTACTATCCTAATGATGACGAGTTTGGTGAAGCAGTATTCAATACCGAGAATATCATCAAGGATAAAGTCCGCGTAGAGTTGTCAAAGTTCCTCAAAGATTCAAGATACAATGATACCCTTGTACTTTATAAGAGCAAGGAAGAGAAAAGTTATACTGGAAGTATAAATGTAAGTCCACCTGCATTTTATATTCATAGCTTTACTTATCCTGAAAATTTATCACAAGCAGATAGTCAGTCTAATCCAACTGTTATGTGCGATTTCACGATTGATATTCCAATCAGCGCGATTAAGGGTCAGGAGATAGATTTGACAAACTTGAATTTTAGCTTTGAATTATTTAATTACATTCAAAGACCAGACTTTATCACAAACGTTAGTAATGCCACTAAGAGCATATTTGTATGGAAAAAAGGAGAAGAACAGACTGAAACTATCTCTAAAGATGTAAGTTTTGGAAGTGTTAGTACATACACATTTAAAGAGAATGGAGATTTTACATTACAAATAGCCGCTTCATTTACTTACAATAGCAAGGTGTTCAATAGTGATGGCATTAAGACGTTTTATGGCGCGAGTGTTTGGAATGTTGCTTTTGGTGGAAGTGTTGAGTTCTCATACAAACCAAAATCGGAATATGAATGGAAGAATGGAGACAAGTACATTCCTTACAGTGATGCTGGTATTAATGTAAATGTAATCAGCGAGGCAAATTGCATTGAATACTACTATCAATTTGTAAAAGATGGTGATAGATACGGATTCAATAAGGTTTATACCGGAACTGAGGATAATGCAGTGAAGGTAATGGTTACTGATAGAATCTGGATTGCACCATCATCGGTACTTATGCCTTCTATATATCGCAACACGAAAGGTGCAGAGCGTTTCTATTACGCTTTGAATAACACCCACAAGTTGCCAAGCGGTAGTGGATATTACGAGTTTGTAAACTTGTATAAGAAAGGCAATCCTCATCAAGGAACTGTTACTTTTGATGATATAAAGCCAACTATTAATGGAATTGTAAATGCGGAAAGACAGCTATTTGGAGAGATTGCAGATGTTGCTTTTGATAAAGAAGATAGTGACGTAAAGGATAGCAATGGAAATTATATTCATAGCTATTTCTATATGAAGTTGCACAAATTTAATGGTGATTTTGGATTTGACTTATTTGCTCATGCTTTGGCTAGTGAATCAGCAAAGATAAATCTCATCAAGAGTAACGGATGCCCTGCTTGTTCATTTGTGATTTACAAACAGCCGAGTGCTGACAATTCAAAGTATTATAACTGCGTAAGTGTCGATGAAAATGGAAACTTAAAGCAAGTTAACACAGATAAGAATGACTACATATTTGCTAACGCTAGCGATGCTTACGAAGATAAGCTAAACCAAGATTCAACTCAGAAAGAGTTATGGATTGCAGTTCAGAAGGACGCATCAACACTAGGTATCGTGATGCCAAACGCGAGTGCTGGATTTAAACCGCAAAAGGGAGATTTGTTTGTTATCACAGGCATAAAACCTCCAAAGGTTCTCGTAACGGCAGCAGAAAAAAGACTAGATGATGCTCTTGTCAAGCACATGAGCGAAAACAATACAGACCAGTTCAACTACTCTGTTAAGTTTTCTCGCGTATTCTTGCAAGAGAATCCTGACTTTGCAAGTAAGTTGAATGAGAATGCGAAGCTGTCAATACAGATACAAGGCGATTCGGATAACGATGGAAATCTTATTAGTCACGAAGTTTTCGTCAGCAACTACTCAGTAAAGGTTGATAACGAAGAGCTGGCAGAAATTGAAATTGAGCTTGTAAATTCGTTGGAAGTTACAAAGAGTGACACAAAGCAGATTATTGATGCAGTAAAAGGAGAAACGGTTAAATCTCTATCTAGCATGGCTGGGGGTAGTAATACCAATAGCTTTAATGCTAGTATAACCGACAAAATGTATCTCTCCAAACTGACAGATGATATAGCTAACGGCACTATCACCTTTCAGAAGGTACAGAAGTTCGTGCAAGGCTTCTTCCTCGGTCACTCAAATGAGTTCAGCATAGACGGAAGTGGTAACGCTATCCTATCTAATGTGTTGGTGAATCTCTTGAAATCACTCGATTTTAACGAAGCAGAGCAGAATGGTTTTGCTATTAAGCAACGAAGCGATGGTAAGTTTCAAATGTTGCTCACGGATTTGATAGTGTGGGGTAAGGCTATCTTCAATACCCTCTTGATACGTGAACTCAGTTACGTTGGCGGCAACATCGTCCTCTCCCCTGCTGCTGGCAAGATAAGCTACATCAAGGAGGTATTCAGCGATACAACGAATGAAATGATTGGATGGAAGTGCTACCTCCTCGCTGATGATGGAACGACCGCCACAATCAACTCATTCAAGGTGGAAGACCAAGTTAGGTGTAAGACATTCAACATCAAGGCTGGTGTTTATGATAATGTAAGCAACAAGGACTATTGGAGACTTGTCACTAAGGTGTCAACTGAGAACGAGGCAATCACCGATGATGAAGGTCACGAGCTCTATGACGGAAAGAAGTTTGCATGGATTCAGATTGCTAAGGACAATTGCATGGAAGGCTCGGATAACCCTGCTGTAGGAGATACCATCGTCCTCATGGGTAACAGAAGTGACAAGAGCAGACAACACCTTCTGATGATGGAGACAGAGGGAGATTCCGCACCTACGTTCACCATGTACCGAGGTATCAACTCCTACTCCCTCAAAGGTAAATCCATCTTCGATGTAGGATTCAACGGCATCAACATCGTGTCAAAGTACTACCACATAACCACCGTTGACGGAGAAAAGATTTGGACTCCCATATATCTCGGCGACTGGAAGGAAGGCACGGAATACAGCTACTATGATGAGGTTACATGGCTTGGCACAAGATGGCTCTGTATCTCTCCAGAAGGACAGACCACAACAGATGAACCATCTGAGGATTCTCCATATTGGAAGGCTACCACCAACGTGTATACACCAAAGCTATACCTCTATACGGATATAGTCAATAGCGGTATCGCTATAGGAGAGACACACAACATTACTTGCAAGTTAATGTTAGGCGATAAAGATGTATCAAATGGAGTAGCATCATGGAAAGTGACACGCAAAACCGATGATTCCTTAGATGATGCTGCATGGGCGACTAAAGATAAGGTTAAGAACTTCAATGGCTCAATAGATATTGTCTGGTCTAATGATGGAACAGAAGACGATATAGGCAAGGGTGATACTGCAAAATTTATATTCACCGCAACCACCACAACGGGTAAAATACATCAAGAATATATTAAAGTTTAAAAAATAGGAGATTAAAAATATGGGAAAAGAAATTCATCTTTCGGCAACCGCAGCAGTCAGAAGAACACCGAAGGGCGACACGTTATCCATCAATCTGCAAACGAATGGCGTACCGCTCTTTCAAGGTCTGAACCCTGATACGTTTACCGTCTCTCCTAAATGGAGTGAAGACGGAATACATCCAGTTATTACCCCGACTGTAGGCTCTGCACGCAAAAATAACGTGACACTGACAAATCATGCTTGGGCTTACAACGGCAAGGATTTAGGTTTCGGTTTCAGTGGAACAGGATGGGAGACTTCGACTGTTGATAATAGATTTAAGCTAAATCATGCAGATGGTTCTCTCTCTATTATCGGAGACCTCGCATCAAAGGTTAACCAAGATTCAGATACTCTTACATATTCGGGTGATGCAGTATTGGGAGCTAGCATATATCCAATGCAGAAAAGCATTGATATATTGGTATCTATGCTGGGTGGCTCATCTTATTTCGGAGGTGTGTCGGCTGATACCACGGTATTAAGCAAGGGACAGACAGAAGCTATCCTCAGACCTTGGCTGTTCAACTCAGCAGGTGGAGAGGTTTCTACCTATTCGATTAATCTATATCGTGGCAGCGGAACAGACCTTGCAGGTACTTACAATAATCCAGCAAGCGGCATCACTATACACAGAGACAAGACAGGAGACACAGATAAGCTCTATGTAGATAGCCATCAGCTCTTCGTTCTCGAATTCGTTGTTGATGGTGCTGCCGTGTATAGAACGGGTATCAGTATTGATGATATATCTGATATTTATCAGCTTGCTCTTAATTCGGTAGGACAAGTTGATGAAGATAGTAATCAGACGTTCAGATGTATCGTTACCAACTGCGAGACAGGTAAAGTACCGAAGAGTATAACTGGTAATGTTACCTTCGTTATCTATACTGATAGCAAAGGAAACATCGAGAACAAACGTTCGGAGACAATGACTTGGGCAAAGAATGTCAGTGATGGATTCGTTGTAAGGAATGCTGATACAATCGATGAGAACAAAAACATTATCGGCGTATCGGTGTCAGCAGATGCCTATTTAACGGTTGATGATTAGGAGGAACGCTTATGCCAATAGTTAGTAATAAGGCGAATAGAAAATTCGCCCCTTTGGACGTTTCTGTATCAGTAGTGTGCGAATCGCCTAAGTCTCCATTCATGCAGACTATGGCTGGCGATAAATTCTTCCCAGACAGAACACAAAGCGGCTTTGAGTGTATTGCATATCCGAGTATCAATGCTACGGCAAAGGATGATTCATGGGATAGCAAGCAGTCGAATATGTCTCTTGCCAATATGGTATGGAAGGTTTCTACGGGCACGGAATGGAAAGACATAACTAAGATTGATGCTTGGAGCGGTAAGTATAGTATTGATACAAGCAATACATCTAATCGTGGTTCGCTTACTATCAAGAGGAATCTTTCAAGTAATGATAAGCAGCAGTTGCAATTCGAAGCTGACCTGTATGATTATAGAACGAACTCTATATTGCATATAACAGCCGACCCTATCACTCTGTATACGGCAGATAAGGGCGCAGATACTTATGGTATGGGCATTCGGGAAGATACGGATATATCTTACAATCCATTCCTCGATAAACTGGCACTCTATGAATATAAGGTTGCTAATAACATCATATCTGCATCCACAGATGCGAGAAACGCTTGCTTTGATGGCAATCAGTATGAACGTCACATTCCGATTGATGTATATAAGTCTAAGGATAGAATTACAAGCGGATTCTCTATTGAGCTGTATCGAGGAACGACTAAGATGTCTGCTTCGTCTGCTGCAAGCCCTAACGAGATTATATCTATCTCCACATCAGAGATTGTGCTTGACCTTAGACTTGTAGAGAAGAATAATTATACCATCAAGGCGGTAATAAATGGCAAGGCTGTTGCTCAGTTCCAATTTTCCGCTTCTAGGTTCTATCCTTCTTTCAACCAGCCTAAGTTTATGGTATGCAATGATATTGAATGGGGTAAGATATACAGAAGCAACAAGGCTATATTGGAGTATAACGGAAGGGGCGTTGAGTACCCTAACCGCATCGTAGAATTGCAATGGCATACCGAAGCAACTAACGGTAATATCGTTACAAGTAAGTCTTGGCAAGAGGGAGATTCATGCTACTTCTCAATCAAGGAGTCTGGTCTTGGCGATGTTGAGAGTGATTATCTTGAAGAACAGATAGAATACGGACAGAGACCTGCCAACGACTATCTCCTTGACGAAGGTGATAATTACCTGCTTGATGAGGATGGCAATCCGTTGATAGATTAGTAATATCTTAAAATATAATATAAATATGGGTGTAAAATTAACAGAGAAAAAAGTCGTGTCGGCAATGAATCCCGACCAAACTTTCTTAATTGTAGCAGAAGGTGCTCTTCGTAGATTAAGCCTCAGTGACCTTCAGAAGATGATGGGTAACAATATCTTCTACCCGTCAATTACATTGGAGCAGTCTTCTAACCCTAAATTCGCTCTGCCAACGCCTTTCATGGCTGATATGTATCAGAGGGCAATGGGTGGATATATGATGAAGGTTGTGAATGGTAAAGTTTTTGCCGCCAAACTCGATGCAAGCACATGGGAGTTCTTCGCTGACGGAACAAAGGTGGATGATGCGTCTAAGTATGAGACGATGGTTCATGTTCCTGACTGTCACTTTAAGGCAGAAGGTAAAACCATGCAATTCGGAGGATTGTTCCCTATTTCGGGCGGCAAGACTTTCGATTCGCCAAACTGGGTAGGTGCATATAAAATGTACGTAGATGAAAATGGTGTTGGTCATTCAAGACCTAACGTAGCCCCTTCGCATTCCAGAACGATGAGCGCATTTTGGGCTTGCGCACAGAAGCTTGGTTCGAACTTCGGTCTTGCAAACTACGGATTTCAATGTCTCATAGAAGCTTTGGAACAAGTATGTTTCGGTGACCTTAATACACAATCTGTAATTGGAGCGGGATTCCAGCATTCTAAATGGGAAGCATGTCGTGATGTAACGATGGGCAAGTGTATCTCTCTAGGAGATGGCAGCGGTAAGGTGCTCTATAATGATGCTACTCTCGGTAATCAATACCCTGTCAAATTATTTGGCTTTGAGGATTTATGGGGTAAGCTTTGGGAGTTCCGTCCAGGCATCCGTTTCTATATGGATGGCGATACCCGATACGCTGTTATCTATAGCGGTAATCAGATAAGTAATACGGCAAATGGGCGCAAATTTACCATTCCGTCATCCGTAGAACAAAAGTATATCACAAAGAAGACACTTGGTGCATATTGGGATGAGTTTCCGCAAGGCGTAGAAGGCAGTGATAGTACGTACTACTGCGATGGATTCTGGGCTGAAACAGATGGCAGTATAATGTACGTTGGGGGTGCGGCTAACTTCGGCTCGTATTGCGGTCTTTCGTGTGTGCGCACGAGCAGCATTTTTGATGCCTCATGGATAAGCTTTGGTGCTCGCTTGGCTTTCTATGGAAACCCGACAATCGTGAGCGGTTCGGAGCTCATGGCGATGTAAGGCAATGCCTAGCGTTATTAACAATAATATAAAAGAAAGGATATTATCATGGAAATTAGAAAGTCTACATTTGATTACTCACCTAGTCTGATTGAGTATGAGGGCAATTTTATTCGCATCAATTTCGATGTTGAGCAGATTGAGTTGGAAAATGGTATGGATAGCATCGAAGGCAAAAAAGCTACCCGAATGGCTTATGCCGCTCACGTTGTACGTATCGAGCAGCCTGTGGAGCGAGGTAAGGTTGTTGATGCAATCGTCTCATCCGCTTATCCGACAGATAAGATGCAAGCTATCATCAATAACCATTTCGTCAATCTTGCCAAAATTGCGGATGGGAAAAAGCTTGATGCCGATGATAAGGAGCATGAAGCAGAGTATGAAGCTATGCAGGAATGGCGCACGAAGGCGAAGGCTGTAGCTACAGATGTTATAGACAATTATATCAGTACTCATTAAAAGGAGGATAATAGCCTATGAAAAAGGTAGTACATCTTTTTGCCTCGCAGCGTGTCAACCGCAAGGCACGTACTGATAATGAGGAGGTATTCAGAGAGAAAGTAACGCTCATTACCAACAAGCAGATGAGTATCGGTCAGCTTGCAGACTTCTCTCAGTTGGTTAAGGATTTTGCTGCGGCAGGTATTGTTATTAGCGGAAATCAAGTTGCTATTAAGGGCGATAAGGTAACTATATACAATCAAAATGAGGTTGCTCTCTTTGCCCAAGATGGCAAGCTCAATGCTAACCTGATTGATGCTGATAAAATCGAGGTAAAGCATCTTTGGGCGAAGTCTGAGGATGGAACTACCAAGGTGGGATATTTCGGTAACTACGAGATTGAAGCGTGTAAGGTAGATGATACTACTTATGCGCCATTGTTTGTTGGTGGGGATACAGCTAGCCAGTCATCGTTCTACGTATCGAGCGAGGGAGCAATGTATGCTACGAGCGGATATATAGGTGGATTCAATATAGGAAAGACCAGTATAGATGGAATCAACGGACAAAACAAAGTCATGCTTACACCAGGGTATATTTCCTTCGATAACAAAACTCATGGCATTGATAATATAATTGGAGCTAACTGGAAATATGGATTGGACTATGTTGGTCAGCAGATAGTTGTTAAGTACGACCATGCAACACCATCTTATGGCGGTAATATCGGTATAGCAAATTTAAAGAATATCGCATTGTATGTTTCAGCCTCTGGTAACATAGATAGGCTTTCGAGAGATACAGGCGTCGTTAACTCGGTATATCCTTGCGGTAATCATGCAATATTTTGTGATAAAGGTGATTTTGCCGGATTCAGACCTTGTTTCAGAATTATTACGTCAAGCCAGACGTTGTCAAAATATGATGTAGTCGTAGAAATTGTTGAAACCTGGAAGAAGCATAACAGTATTACAGGCGAAGATACATCAGTGGAGGTTGGTCCGGTAACAATCAGTCTGCCCACGAATCCGGAAATAGGACAGATGTATTGGATTATAAGGTCAACCAGGCACAATTACTCTATGAAGACGACCGACGGTACGCAGATTTATACTCCTGGTGGCGTTACCACATTTTATACGTTTAAAACACAGAATGAGATGGTATGTGTCGTGTATACAGGATCCAACTGGAGGGTGATGTGGAACATGGGTGTCTAATTTTTAAATAACATATAAATATGAAAAAGAATTTTAATGTACCCTTCAAGAATTGGAAGGGTGAGGTGATAGTAACACCAGTTAAGAACGAGAATGGAGAGGAAACCTATAAGCCACAGATTATGGGCGATATTGTAGGTAAGGTACTCTTCGAGGTGATAGACAATCAGAGTATTCAGCTATCGGGCGAAGAAAAGCTGCGTGCTTATCGGGTAGCCTGCAAGATAGGCAAGGATGCTGAGAACGTAGATATTGAAGCCGAGGATATTATCCTTATCAAGAAGATACTCTGCCCTGTTATGGCAGTAGGCGGTTATGGTCAGATAGTCGATTTGCTCGAAGGATAACATACAAGGCGGTTACCCGATGCGGGTAACCGCCATATTCTTCACTCGCCCGTCAGGGGAAACATGGTGCATCAAAGCCACGAAAAGATGGAATTAAATCATTAAGATAGCCATATCTACGTATCCTTCGTTCCTCTTCTGCTTGCGTTACTAAACCTTTCGGCATTCTAACGGCAAATGGAAGTCTATTAAAATTAGAATGGTTTATATCATTTCCCCAACTATCAGTTATAGGGATGATACTATCCTTGTCAAGTTCTAATGCTTCCTTAACTGACAAAGGGTTAGCTATTTTCTCCTTCATCGTCATTTGACTTCTGTATTTAAATGGTATCTTTATCTTCATAATCTTAAAGTTTTAATTTCTGTCGCAAAGTTACGAAAATAATCTGAAAGTGCAATGTTTCTGTTACCATTTTCTTCAATTTTGGTAACAAGAAATTTGGTAAGGAAGCCGTTCTAACGCTATTTTTGTAGCCGTCTACTTTCAGATTGTTACTTTTTATGAAATTTAACACAAAAACATTCTCATTTCCATTAATTTTGTACAAAAAACTGTATCTTTGCACCATCATTTAATTTTAAATCAACGAATTATGAACAATTAACTATAGACAAAAGGAGGTATTTCAATGACAGAAGAACAAAAAGACGAAGTCCATCGGTTAGTTCAATCAGTCGGTGTTGTACAGTTGTCAAGAGTAATGTTTAAGGACATGGACGTTAGCGAAATTATAAACGTCATTATCCTTGCAGGTAGAGGCTACAGCATAAAGCTACTCACTTGGTTTAAGTATTATTGTGAAGTGATGCCTCTGTTTATCATGCTTTTTCATATTGCATGCATGGTAAC